CATCGCCAAAGGCCGACTGGGTACGCAGCGTCCTGTCTCGCGGAGCAGATATCCTAGCGGTCGCGTTGCAAAGAAATGCCGAGCCCGACGCCGAAGATTATTGGATCAACGCGCTTGCGCGCAAGGGAGCAGACCTTCTCAACGCCAGAAGTGGCGGCGAATCGGGGTTTTGCCTTTCTGATGGGGCTAGGGCGCGCATGGCCGAGGCCCAAAGCGTGCTTCAGAGATTGCCTGAGCGCATTGAGCGAAACAGGGCGTCAAATCGCACCACGTTTGCGAAGCCCGAAGTCAAGTCGCGAATGTCTGAGATGCGAACAGCCATAATGGCGCGGCCGGAGGTCAGGGCAAAACTGACCGCCGCCGCACATGCTCGATGGACTCGGCCTGGCGAGCGCGAAAGCCTCTCGGAGGCGTGTCGGGGCCGAAAGCTCGCAGGCGACCATCCGTTCCTCCGGGTGCAGGGCGAGAGCAATCCGCGCGCTCGATTGAGCGAAGAGAATGTCCGCTCAATTCGGGCGAGGTGCGCGAACAGAGAGCGCCACGCTGTGGTGGCCGCAGACTTTGGCGTCTCGCGGTCGCTCATTGGCGCGATCCACCGTCGCGAGCTATGGCCAAACGTAGACTAGCGGCTGGATTGCTCCCGTCGACTTCTAGGGCGCGCGCCGCCCGCCAGTAACAGCCCGGCATGACGCCGGCTGCGCCCGCCCAGGTTCACGCCTCGGCGGGTTTTTCGTGTCCCGTGCAGAGCCGGGCACACCCATCGGGCGTCGTGCAGAGCCGCGCCCCCTGCGTCCGCTGAGCGGCAGGAGAACCACCCCATGAAGACCACTCGCACGGCCCTGATGGGCTCGTCCGCCATGTTCAACGCCCGCCCGGGCCTCCCGACGATGATGCGCGGCCCTGCCGTCGCCTTCGCGGCCGACAACGAGGGTGGCGCCGAGGGCGAAAAGGCCGCCGATGACAAGGCTGCCGACAAGGCCGCCGAGACCATCGACCCGGCCAAGTACCAGGGCCTCGCGGCGGCTCACGAACGGCTGAAGAAGGACTCCGCCGCCGACCGCGCCGCGCTCAAGGCGCTGAACGACTGGAAGGCCGAGATCGAGGCCAAACAGGCAGAGGCCGAGGAGGCCAAGGCCCGTGAGGCCGGCGACTTCGACACCGTCAAGAAGCAGCTCGAGGACCGCTACAGCAAAGAGGTCACCAAGCGCGACGAGGCCATCGGCAAGTACCGGACCCAGGTCGAGAAGCTGGTCATCGACGCCGGGCTGTCGCAGGCCATCGCAGCGGCGGGCGTCGGCCCCGAGTTCCAGCCGGCGGTCTCGGCGCTGCTGCGGCAGGGTGTCGAGATCAAGGACGACGACGAAGGCAACCCCGTGGCCTATCGCGGCGGCGTGCCCTTGGCAGAGTACGTCAAGCTCTGGGCCGAAAGCGAACAGGGCAAGGCCTTCGTCCGCATCAACAACTCCGGCGGCGACGCCAAGGGCGGGCAGGGGCGAGCCTCTGGCGCCAAGACCATCACCCGCGCGGACTTCATGAAGCTCGGCCCCGCTGAGCAGATGAAGGCCTCTCGGGAACTCCAGATCGTCGACTGACGACGAGCCCTCCCCGGTTTGGGGCGGGCGCCCGGGCGGCACGGCCCAACGAACTACCCCGGCGGGCCATCCGCCTTGTCTCCCTCCCTGAAGCACCGAAAGGAGGCCCATCGTGGCCAACACTCTCACGGGTCTCATCCCGACCATCTACACCGGTCTCGACGTCGTTTCGCGCGAGCTGATCGGCTTCATCCCGAACGTCCAGCGCGACGCCACCGCCGAGAGCGGCGCGGTCGGCCAGACCGTCCGCAGCGCCATCGCTCCGGCCATCGCCCTGGAAGACATCACTCCCGGAGCCACCCCTGCTGACAGCGGCGATGCGACCATCGGTTACGCCGATGTGACGATCACCAAGAGCAGGGCTGCCCCGGTTCGCTGGACCGGCGAGGAGCAGCTTTCGGTCTCGCAGTTCGGCCAGTACAACCGCATTCTGGCTGATCAGTTCGCGCAGGCCTTTCGCGCGCTGACCAACGCCGTCGAGGTGGATCTGGCGACCATCGCCAAGACCAGTTCCTCGCGCGCCTATGGCACCGCCGGCACCACCCCGTTCGGCACCGCCGCTGACCTCACCGATATGGCCGAGATCAACCGCATTCTCGACGACAACGGCGCCCCCTCGACGGGTCGCGTTCTGGTCCTGAACTCGGCTGCTCGCGCCAAGCTGGAAGGCAAGCACTCTGAACTGTTCAAGGTCAACGAGTCCGGCGATGCCGGCGCCATGCTGCGTCAGCGGCAGATGCGCCAGCTGCAGGGCTTCACCATGGGCTACTCGGCGGGCTTGACCCAGCACGTCAAGGGTGCGGCCACCGGCGCCCTGATCAACAACGCCTCGACCGAGGCCGTTGGTCAGACCACGCTGACGCTCGACACGATCACGGTGAACACCACCGGCATCAAAGCGGGCGACATCGTCACCCACGCGTCGGACTCGACCAACAAGTACGTGGTCAACACGGGTCTGGTGGCGACGTCGGGCAACATCGTGATCGGCAATCCCGGCCTTCTGGTCGCCGCGGCTGACAACGACGCCGTCACCATCGGCAACAGCTATACGCCGAACATCGCCTTCTCCGCGAACGCGCTGGTGCTCGCCGCTCGCGTCCCGGCCATGCCGGAGGGCGGAGACGATGCCGACGACGTCATGCTGATCACCGATCCGGTCTCCGGCCTGACGTTCCAGGTCGCGATGTACCGCCAGTATCGCCGCGTCAAGATCGAGGTCGGTCTGGCGTGGGGCGTGGCCGGCATCAAGCCGGAACACGTCACGACGCTGCTGGGCTAGCCCACAAAACGGGAGCGGGGAGGGGCGAACCCCTCCCTGTTTTCTCATGGTCGCCGACCTGACGACGGCTATTGGAAAGCAGGAGAAGCTCATGGAACCGAAAACGGTTGTTCGCATGGTCCGGGATGCCAACGCGCACCCGGACAGCCACGAAGCCAACGTTCCCGCTGCCTCCATAGCGGAGTTTGAGGCGCTTGGCTGGCGCCTGGCCGACCCCCTCGACCATGACGGCGACGGGAAGAAGGGCGGCTCCAAGCGCGCCAAGGCCAAGCCGTCGCCGGACGAGGAGGCCGGCGATCCGCCGCTGTCCCGCCGCGAAATCGAGGCCGATCTGACCGCTGCCGGTGCTGACTTTGACCCGGCGGCCGACGTGGCGGACCTGCGCGCCGAACGCGACGCCGTGAAGGGCGCGGTCTAACCCATGGCGCTTGTGGTCGAGGACGGGACCGGCAAGGCCGACGCCGAAAGCTTCGTGACGGTCGCGGCGTTCAAGGCCTACTGCGACGCCCGGGCCATCACCTACGGCACGGACGCGGCTATCGAGGCCCTGCTGCGCAAGGCAACCGACTACCTCGGCCAGCGGTACGGCCAACTGCTGTCCGGCTTCCGGGTCCGAACCACGCAGGCGCTGGACTTCCCGCGCTACGAGATGCCGCGCCGCGACCTGGGGGGCTGGGCCTACTACGACAGCGACGAGGTTCCGGCAGGCGTGGTCAAGGCCTGCATCGAGGCGGCCATTCGCGCGGCATCGGACGACCTGGCCCCCGACCAGACGCAGGCGGTCAAGCGCGAAAAGGTCGGCCAGATCGAGACCGAGTATCAGGACTACACCAACGGCCGGCCGTCCTATCCCGTGATCGACGCCCTGATGAACCCCTACCTCGCCAGCGGCAGCGGGCTGCGGCTCTCGCGCGCCTGACATGGCCAGCTACGACGAACGCGCCCAAGCGATGGCGGCCCGGGTCCTTGCGATCAAGTCGGCCGGCGGCAAGGGGCAGCAGGTCACGCTTGAGGTGACCAATCAGGGCGCATACGACCCGGCTACCGGCGCGACCGGCACCGGCTCGATCACCCGCCAGACCGGCTCGGGCATCGAGGAGTATTTCCGCGCCAGCCAGATCGACGGCTCGCTGATCATGGTCGGCGATGTTCGGTTCATGCTGTCGCCGCTGGCCACCGACGGCGCCGTGATCGCCACAGCCGTCGTCGATGCGCTGCTCGAATACCCGGACGGCCGGAAGTGGCGCGTCAAGGGCGCCGAGCCGTTCGCGCCGGCCGGGACGCTCGTCTACACCATGCTGCACCTTCGGCGGTCCTGATGAGCGGGGCCTTCACTCTGGCGCTGCAACAGTTCGCGGCCAAGGCCGAGGCGAACGCCGACGCCGCGGTTCGCGGAATCGTGCTTGAGGTCCAGTCGCGGCTGATCCTGCGCTCACCGGTCGACACCGGCCGCTTTCGGGGCAACTGGCGCTACAGCGTCGGCCAGCCTGCCGAGGGTACGGTCGAGACCGGCGGCACGTCGGAAAGCCCGGCGCCGCCGCCCGACGCTCCCGCGCTGGTCCCGGGCGAGGGCATGGGCCGCGTGCACTTCCTGACCAACAATCTGCCCTACGCGATGGCGCTGGAGCGAGGCCACTCGACCCAGGCGCCGCAGGGCCTCGTCGCCCTCACCGTCATGGAGTTCGCGCCCATCGTGAACGACGCCGCCGCCGCCGCCAGCGCAGGGGTTGAACGATGAGCCTCGTTGCCGTCCGCGTCGCACTGGAAACCGCGCTCAACGGGATGACGACCAACATCGCCACTGCCTGGGAAAACGACGAGTTCACGCCGCCGGCCGACACCGTCCCCTATCAGGCGGTCAACCTGCTCACGGCCCGTCCCGTAAATCAAGAGATCGGGCGCGCCTACGTCGAGAGCGGCTTTATGCAGGTCACGCTGCGCTACCCCCTCACAAAAGGCTCGGCGGCGGCTACCGCCCGCGCTGAGGCCCTGCGCGCCACCTTCTACCGTGGCGCGACGTTCACCGCTTCCGGCGTTCGGACCATCATCGAACAGACGCCCGAAATCATGCCGGGGTTCGTCGACAAAAACCGATGGGCGGTGCCGGTGCGCATCCGCTTCTACGCCGAAGTCTACCCGGCCTGACGGCCAACCCAACGACCGGCCCTCCGGTCTGTCTGCCCCCACCATGATCGGAGAACACCATGCCCAACGCTAACGGCGTTGCAATGACGCTGGCCTATAAGGCCCAATCCGCCCTCGGCACCGCCGCCTCCGGCTCCGGCGGCCAGCTGCTGCGCCGTCGTCCCGGCAGTCTCTTCACCCTCGCCCGGGACACCTACGAGAACGACGAGATCGTCGAGCACCGCCAGTCCACCGGCCAGACCGCCGGCATCCGCCGCGTCACCGGCAAGCTGATGGCGCTGCTCTCGGGCGGGTCCTATCAGGCGTTCTATTCGACCCTGCTCAAGAAGACCTGGGCCTCGACCACCAGCATCACCAGCCTGTCGCTGACCATCGCCACCTCGGGCTCCAACTACACCGTCACCCGTGGCTCCGGCGACTTCCTCACCGGCGGCATCAAGATCGGCGACGTCGTGCGCATCACCGCCGGCTCGGTCAACGCCTCCAACCTGAACAAGAACCTGCTGGTGATCGGCGTGACGGCCACCGTCCTGACGGTGACCACGCTCAACAGCTCGGCACTGGTCGCCGAGGGTCCGATTTCGTCCTGCACCATCGCCGTCCCCGGCAAGAAGTGCTGGGCCGCGACGTCCTCGCACACCGACGACTATTATACCTTCGAGGAGTGGTTCTCGGACGTGTCGCGCTCGGAAACCTGGACCGACGTGAAGCCGACGCAGGTGGCCATTGGTCTTCCGGCCAGCGGCAACGTCACGAATGACTTCGACTTCATCGGCCTCAACCGCACGCTCGGCTCCTCGCAGGTCCTGACCTCCCCGACCGCCTCGTCGACGGCCAGCGTCAATCAGGCCGTCAACGGCAAGCTGATCGTCAACGGCGTCGTCGTGCCGATCACGGGCGCGCAGATCACGCTGATGGGCGGCGAGAAGCCGGGCGAGGCGGAGGTGGGCTCCAACGCAATCACCGACACCGACGAGGGCCGCGTGATGGTGTCGGGTTCGTTCACGGCCAAGTTCACCGGCATCAGCCTGCAGACCCTGTACGACGAGCAAACGCCGGTCGTGCTGGTCCTGACGGCTGCGGTCGACAGCACGGCGGGCTCGGAGTTTGTGACCTTCGTCATGCCGCGCGTGAAGATCTCCAGCGACACCCGCGACGACGCCGAGAAGGCCATCGTCCGGACCTACAACTTCATGGCCGAGTACAACGGCTCGGGCGGGGCGGCGCTGGCCAGTCACCAGACCATCTTCTCGACGCAAGACAGCCTCGCCGCCTGATCAACCTAACCACCCGAGCGGGGCTGGCCAATGCGCCGGCCCCGCTTTTTCGGCGCGGGGATGGTCCCCGTGTCCGCAGGGCCATAGAGCCCACACCCCCCCGAGGACAGATGACCGAGACCCCCAAGGCCGCCAAGCCGTTTTCGCTCGCCGACATCAAGGCCCAGGTCGCCAACGAGGACACGTTCGACTTCGAGCCGCTGCTGCCGAGCCTTGAGCCGTCCGGCATCGTCCTGAAGCTCAAGAGCGATCTGGCCCCGAGCGTTGACGCGCGGCTGAAGGACCTGATCGACGCCAACGCCCGCAAGCAGCAGCTGATGGCCGCGCAAGCCGAAAAGGCCCGGCCCGGTGAGGCGCCGATCTCGACCGTCGAGGACATGAGCAACTTCGGCCGCAAGCTGATCGCCGTGCGCGTCGCCGGCTGGAACATGCCGGACGAGTTTACCGAAGCCAACGTGATGGCGCTCCTGCGCTACTGGGACGGGCTTGGAAACCAGATCCTCGCGAAGACCGCCGAGGCCGCCCGTTTTACGCCGGACTCGCCGAAGGCCTGATCGCCTACGCCGAGTCCACCTTTGAACTAGCCCGGCAGGTCGACGACGGCGCGGGGGGCAAATGCGCCTACCGGGTCCAGCTTGAGGCGCTGGCCCGGCAAGGCGATTTCGAAGCCGAGGCCATCCTCGCCAACATCCCGCCTATCCCGCCGCTGGCCGCGTACCTGTGGTCCTGGTGGGTTGATCTGGCCTCGACCCGGACAAGCTCCGGCTTCGGCCCCAACCCCCTGACCCGCCATGACCTTCACGCGTGGGAGGCCGACACCTTCCACCGCCTCAACGGGTGGGAGCGCGCGACCATCCTGAAGCTGGACGCCCTGTGGCTGGCGTCGGTCCAACAATCTGAAAAGGAGACGAAGTGACGCCCGACATCGCCTCCCTGATGATCAAGATCGACGCCAGCCAAGCCGACACCGGCGCTGCGTCCCTCGACAAGCTGACGACGGCGGGCGGACGGGCGGAAGCGTCGGTTACCAGCCTTGGCAGCGCCTCCAAGGCGTCGCTGGGCGGGCTTTCGGCCATCCCGGCGTCCCTACAGGCCATCGACGCCCGGGCCGACGCCCTGCGCGCCTCTGTCGACCCGCTGGCCGTGGCCATGAAGCGGGCCAACACCGAGATGCGCGAGGCCGACGCGCTGTACAAGGTCGGGGCCATCGGGGCGGCTGAGTACGCGCGATATGTCGACGTGCTGGAGGCCCGGCTGTCTTCGGCGGTCACGGCGCAGAACCTGATGAACGCCGCGCAGGCCCGGGGCGCAAAGGCCATCGGCCTGACGGCGACCGAAAGCCTGAACTTGTCACGCCAGATGGCCGACGTCGGCGTCTCGCTGGCTATGGGCATGAACCCGCTGATGGTCATGATCCAGCAGGGCCCGCAGGTCGCCGACATCTTCGGCCAAGCCAGTGCGCGCGGCGTGGGCTTCTCCGGCGCCCTTCGCGGCATGGTCGCCGCTGCCGGGCCGCTGCTGCCGATCCTGGTGGCCGTAGGCGCGGCGGCGGCCGTCGTGGCGGGTGGCGTGGCCCTTGCGGCGAACCAGCTGAACAAGGGCGGCGAGAGCGCGGCCGAACTGCAAAAGCGCCTCGGCCTTACCGACGCCGAAATGAAGAAGATGGGCAACACGTCCATCACCATGGGCGATGTCGTCAGCGGCAGCATGAAGCACGCGGGCGACAGCATCATGGAGGCGTTCGGCCCGGCCCTCAAATGGCTCGGCGGCGCGTTTCAGTGGACGTTCGATCAGGTCGCCCGGATTGTCGTTGGCGCGTCCAAGCTTGTCGGCGGCGTGTTCGTCGGCAGCTTTTACGCCATCGGCGCCACTTGGCGGATGCTGCCGGCGGTGCTGGGCGACGCGACGATCAGCGCGGCCAACCTCGTCGTAAGCACCATCGAGGCCATGATCAACAAGGCCATCGGCGCCATCAACGTCGTGATCGGCTTTGCCAACGCAGCGGCCGGAGCGCTGGGCCTGACGTTCAAGCTGCCGACGCTGGAGGAGATGAACCTCGGCGGTTTCCAAAACGACTTTGCCGGCGCCATGGAGGGCGCGGGCAAGGCTGGCCGTGAGGGCTTCGAGCGCGGGTTCAACGCCTACGGCGCGGGGTTCGACGGCTTTCTCGGCGGGTTCGGCGACGCCATCCGGAAGGCCAACCGAGACCGCAACGACCGAAACGCCGCCGCGCTGATCGCCGACCGGCCCAAGGACCGCGACTTCGCCAACGACAACGGCTCGGACAAGGCCGACCAGACCGTCGAAAAGCTGGTGGCCGTCCGCGTAGAGCTTGAGAAGCTGACCACCCTGAGCGACAGCGCCCGCGACTTCATCGGGCGCGGCATGGTCGAGGCCGCGGACGCTGCGGCGGATGCATGGGGCCGCATGGCGTCCAACGCCCGTGAGGCGGTCGGCGGCCTTGCGGCGGCGTTCGACGGCGTGTCGCGCAGCATGAGCGGGGTCGGGCGCGGGATTGCCGGGCTGATCACGTCTTACGGCAGCCTCCAGGCCCGCCAGAAAGACGTCGACGCCAAGCGCGCTCGAGACCTTCAGGTCGTTGGCCTCAGCGTCGCCGATCTCGCGAGGATTGAGGCCGACAGCGCCCGCGAGTCCGCCCGCATCCGCGTCCAGTCGTACGGCGACATGGCCGAGGCCGGTTCGCAGTTCTTCAAGGAGGGCAGCGACGGTTACAAGGTCATGCAGGTGGCCATGATTGCCTTCCGCACGGTCGAGACGCTGATGAGCATCTCCGCCATGGCGCAGAAGGGTGGCGAGGTCGCCGCTGTCGTCGCCGCTGAGGGCACAAAGTCGACCGCCTACGGGATCACGGCCTTCGCCAACACGCTGTCAAGCCTGCCGTTCCCGTTCAACCTCGCCGCCGGGGCGACGGTGCTGGCCGCGCTCGGCGCCGTGGGTGTCGCGATCAGCGGCGGCGGGGCGAGCGCCGGCAGCGTTCCGGGCGGCAACGACATGGCCGACCGCCAACGGATGCAGGGCGCGGGCTCGGTCCTCGGCGACGCAAACGCCAAGTCGGAAAGCCTTGCCAACGCGATGAACATCGTCGCGGCGAACACCAACCGCGATCTGGAATACAGCAACGGGATGCTGCGGGCTCTGCGGTCCATCGACAGCCAGATCGGCACCGTCGCGGCGGCTCTGGCCCGGTCGTTCGGCGCCGGCGGGATGCTGGACGCGTCCAACCTGGGCCTCGGCACGACGGCAAGCGGCCCGGGCGGGCTGATGAAGCTGTTCAGCCCCTTGACCGCGCTGCTGCCCGGCCTGTTCGGCACCAGCACGACGCGCACGCTCCAGGATCAGGGCGTGCAGTTCGGCAGCGGATCGCTTGACGCCATCCTCAGCGGCGGCCTGACCGGCTCGGCGTATCAGCAGGTCGCGACCAACACGAAGAAGAAGTTCTTCGGCCTCACCTACAGCGACAAGACCTCAACCTCGACCTCGACCACGGGGCTCGACGGCGACTTCTTGCGGCAGACCGAACTCCTGATCGGCTCCCTGCGCGACGGCGTGCTGTCGGCGGCGGGAACGCTGGGCCTCGAAGGCGCGGCGGCGACGCTGGCGGCGTTCACGGTCAACCTCGGCAAGCTCTCGTTCAAGGACATGTCCGGCACGGAGATACAGGCCGCGCTGGAGGGCGTCTTCGGCAAGCTGGCTGACGACATGGCCGGGGCCGTGCTGCCGGGCCTGACGGACCTCCAGAAGGTCGGCGAGGGGCTGTTCGAGACCCTGACCCGCGTGGCTCGGCAGTCGCAAGTCATCGACGTCACCCTTTCGAGCATCGGCAAGACGTTCGGCGCGGTCGGCGTTTCCTCGCTGATGGCCCGCGAGCGTCTGATTGACCTGTTCGGCTCGCTCGACGATTTCACGGAGCAGGTCAGCTTCTACGCCGACACCTACCTGACCGAGGCCGAGCGACTGGCCCCGGTGCAGAACGCGGTGACTGCCGAACTGGCGCGCCTCGGTCTGGCCGGCGTTAAGACCCGCGACCAGTTCAAGGGCGTGGTGCAGGGGCTCGACGTCTCGACCGCCGCCGGGTCGCAGCTGTTTGCCGCTCTGATGGCCCTGGCGCCCGCTTTCGCCAAGGTGACGGAGGAAACGCAGGCCGTCGCCGACGCGCGCGAGGCCCTGTCGGGTGCGTATGGCCGCGAGAGCGAGGCCCTGAACGGCACGCTCGACACCTTCCGCACCTACGCCGCCGACCTGCGCAAGTTCCGCGACAGCCTGACCACAGGCCCGGCCGCCGCTCTGTCGCCCGAGGCGCAATACCTCGCCAGCAAGACCGAGTTCGAGCGCGTGGCGGGTCTGGCGACGGCGGGCAATGAGCAGGCGCTCGGCAACCTGCAGAACGTCAGTCAGGCCTATCTCGACGCCTCGAAAACCTACTACGCGAGCAGCTCTGGCTACTTTGCCGACCTGGCTCTCGTTCGCGACGTCGTGACCGCCGCCGAGGCCTCCGCTACGGCGCAGATCGGCGTCGCCGAGCAGCAGCTTCAGGCGCTGAAGGATCTGGTCTCGCCGCTGATCAGCATGGACGAGAGCATGATCACGGTCGCCGAGGCGATTGTCGCGCTCAACACGGCGCTCGGCGTTCCGTCCGCCCCGGCGGCGCAGGCGTCCGCTCTTTCGCCGGTCGCCAACGACAACAGCGCAGTGGTCGCGGAGCTTCAGTCGCTTCGCGCTGAGATGGCCAGCGTCCGGGCGGAACTGCAAGCGGCCAACGAACAGCGCGGCGCCATCGCGGTCGAAAGCCTCGGCCTGATGACCGAGCAGACCGAACTGCAAGCCCGCGCCCTTCGCGAGACCCAGGCCGTCTAGGCCCATCATCCCCATCAGGAGCGCCTGCCTTGAGCATCGTTTCGCGCAACCGGCCTCCCTTCGGCGAGGAGGGTCACGCCATCGTCTACGCCGGCGAGGCGGTGACGGTCGGCTTTCGCCTCCAGCAGTCGAACGGCTCGGGCGGCTATGACGTCCAGAGCTACACGGGCCGCGAGTTCGCCCTGCGCGTCTACAGCGACGGCGGGACCACGGCGGTCAACGTCAACGGGTCAGTGACCAGCCACGCCGACGGCGCGTACATCTCCTGCTCGCTCGCCGCCGCCGACACCACGAGCCTGACGCCGGGCCTGCGCGGCTGGGAGTTCGTCGAATACACCGCCACGGGCCGCGTCGTGATCTGCGCCGGACAGTTCGAGATCGCGCTCGGCGCCAGCGCGGCGCAGTCCGAAGGCTCGCCCGGCTCGGGAACGTCGGGCATCACGCTCTACACCCTGCGCACCGACACCAACATCGTGACGGTCAACTACATGGGCGCGACCGGCGCAACGGGACCGACCGGGGCCACGGGGGCGACCGGCGCAACTGGCGCCACGGGCTCAACCGGCCCCAAGGGCGACACTGGAACTGGCGTGGCAAGCGGCGGAAGCGACGGTCAAATCCTGCGTTGGAACACCGCAACAGCGTCGGACACGGAATGGGTCAACGCGTCGGAGCGGGTGTGGCGCAACATCGCCACGGGCGCGACCATTCCGACGAGCGTTCAGGGGTCGGTCAACGACAAGAAGATGAGCTGCCGCGTCCACTATCTGACGCAGGCCTGCTCGCGCGTTCGGCTGGTCTACGTCAACGGCTATTCCTACCAGACCGATGGCGGCAACAGCACGTCTGGGATGGGCCTGCTGACTGTCACCGCAACGGTCGCCTACCCCGGCAAGGATGACGTCATCGGCACGGTGACGGCGACAATTCCGAAAGGCGACGTGAAGTCGCTGGACGTGAGCCTGAGCACAACCGTTCCGGCGGGCGCCAAGGTTTTCATCGGCACGTTTGCCGTTCCCGAGACCGGGACCAGGGTTCCGCAGTTCACCTGTTCGGAAGGCTCGCCCATCGTCAACTCGCGGGTCAATACGACGCTTGGCGAAGCCTCGGAAACTTCTTCGTCGGCGACCGACAAGACCGCCGCAATGTCCACCATCACCAACGACGGAACGGCCCTCTACGGCCCGTCCGCCATTCTGGCCGAAGTGCTGCCAACTGTGCCTTGCGTCGTGATCGACGGTGACAGCCAGAATGCGGGCGCATGGGCCGGGCCCGACGCCTACAACAATCGGGGTTGGTTCGGCCACGCGGTTGGAAACGCGTTTGGCGTGGTCAATCTGAGCAGCAGCGGCCGGCGGGCCATGACCGCGAAGGGGAGCGCCTGGCTCGATCACGCCTTGGCGGTGGCGGCCGGCGCGACGCATGTGGTCGTCACGCTCGGGATCGGCGACATCAGCTCCAGCCAGACCTCAACGCAGCTGATCAACAGCCTGCGCGCTATGTGGGGCGGTTGGGCCGGTATCGGCGTCAAGCCGCTGGCCGCAACCATTCTGCCCTACACTACCTCAACCGATAGCTGGGCGACGGTCGGCAACCAGACGCCGCACGCAAACTCGGCGGCCATCGTCACGGTCAACACCTACATCCGGACCGCTCCCGAACCTCTGGCCGGCTACATCGAAAGCGCCTGGGCAGTCGAAAGCGCGCCTGACAGTCAAAAGTGGAAGGCGCCGCTCTACACGAACGACGGCCTGCATCCCGGCGTTCCCGGCACCGACATCACCACGGCGCGGAATGCCCTGATCTCGGCTGTTTCGCTGTCATCCTTCGCGGTCCCGCTGGCGTCGGACGAACTGCCGTTCACCGAAAACCCTTACGGCCTGATGGCGACTTCGGTCGCTGGCGCGATCAACGCCCTCGCCAACCTTTCCCCGCTGCTGCTGACCGAAACCGGCGGCGCCTTACTTCTTGAGGCCAATGGCGGCCAACTTCTCTTGGAGACATAACCAATGGCCGACAAGCTCTCAAACCTTGCCGCCGCTTCGACCCTGACCGGGGACGAACAGGTTTATGTGGTGCAGTCCGGCGGAAGCGCTCGGTCTACGGCGGCAGGTATCGCTGACGTTCGCGCTCCCATTGTGACCGTCTACGCGCCCGGTTCGTCCACGTTCACCCCGGCGTCGGGGATGGTGTTCTGCCGCGTCTACGCTTCGGGCGGTGGCGGCGGTGGTGGAGGCGGCGCTCGGACAGGCACGACCGCTTCCGGTGGCGGTGGCGGTGGCGGCGGCGCCTTCTTCGAGGGCATGTTCACGGCGGCTCAGATCGGGTCCAGCGTCGCGGTCACCGTGGGAGCCGGCGGAACGGCCGGAACAGCGGCGGGCAGTGACGGCACGGCGGGCGGCAACGGCGGGGCAGGCGGAAACACGACGTTCGGCTCGCTGTTCACGGCATTCGGCGGCGGCGGCGGCGCGGGCGGGCAGATTGCAGCGTCGTCGGGCGGCGGCGGCGGCGGGTCCATGCAAGGGGCTGGCGGCAACTCCACGGGGACCACGGCCGGCACGGGCGGCGGCACGGGCGGCACTGGCACCGTGATCGGCGGCGCCGGCGCGTCTGGCGCGAACGCCAACAGCGCGTTCCTGGGTGGCGGTGGCGGCGCGGGTGGCAGCACCTCGGCTGCGTTCAGCACGATCAACGGCAGCCTTTCGACGCAGTATTCCGGCGGCGCGGGCGGCGGCTCTGGCGGAGCCTTCAACGGCAGCGGGACGGCTGGCGGCAACGGCGGCGGAACCATCTTCGCGCCGTTTTCCGCCGGCGGGGCCTCCACTGTCGCCGGTACGGCAGGCACGGCGGCTAACGTTCCGCTGGGCAATGTCCAACCGGCGGGCGGCGGTGGCGGCTCTGGCGCTGCGGGCGGCGCGGGTGGCAAGGGCGCGGGCGGCGGTGGCGGCGGATCGGTCGCCAACGGCGGCGCGGCTGGCGCGGGCGGCGCGGGCGGCGCCGGGTTCGTCGTTATCGTCCAGTACCGCTAGTCTAGTCCGCGATGTTCGCCATCGAGATCACGGCGGCCATCGACGCCGTCGGGACGCTGACGACCTTCTACCTGGCCGACGGCCTGCTCGTCACATCGCCCACGGACACGCCGGCAAACGTCGCGTTCGACCAGAGCCTCATGGACCCGGGCAGCATCTCGGTCACGGCGTTCGGCGACGGGCGGACCAGCGGCGGTACGCGACTGTCGCTCGGCGAGATCAGGCTCGCGAACAGCGACGGTCAATACGACGGCTGGCTCACCTACGGCTTTGACGGGCGCCCGGTCATCATTCGCAGCGGCGAGGCCAGCGCGGCCTATCCCTCGGCGTGGACGGCGGTCTTCACCGGGACCATCGAGGCGCTGACTATCAACCGCCGGGAGGTCGTCATCCGGCTGCGCGACAAGCAGCTGATCTTTGACCGCGCGGTGCTGACAGAGCAATACGGCGGGACCAACGTCCTGCCGAACGGCATCGACGGAACGGCCAACGATCTGGCCGGAAAGGCCAAGCCCCGGCTGCTCGGCTCGGCGTCCAACATCGCGCCGCCCTGCGTCAACACCTCAAAGCTCGTTTACCAGATCACCACTGGCGCGCTGGCGTCCATCGGCGCGGTCTATGACCGGGGCGCGGGACTGACGTTCGGAACCAACCACGGCACGTCCGCCGCCCTCTTGGCGGCCACGGTGAGCGCCGGCCAGTACGATACCTGTCTGGCCGAGGGGCTGTTCCGTCTGGGCTCGGCAGCATCCGGCGAGATCACCTGCGACGCGGTGCAGGGCGCCGCCGCCGTCGACCGCACCGCCTCCGCCATGCTCCTGACCCTGGCGCTGGCCGCCGGAGTCGACGCGGGCGACATCAACAGCGCGGACGTCGCGGCCCTTGCCGCGGACAACCAGGCCACGCTCGGGATCTGGATCAACGGCCAGACCGACACCTACGCCCGCGTCATGGATCAGATCGCCGGGACGGTCGGGGCCTACTATGCGTTCGACCCGACCGGCATCCTGCGCATGGGCCGCCTCACCGCGCCCGGCGGGACATCGGTTCTCGACCTGGCTGAGTTCGACGTTCTGGAGCCGTTTGAGCGGCGGCCCGCGCGCGACGGCGACCTGCCGACATGGGCCGTCACGATCAGGCATACCCGCGTCGGCACGGTGCAAACGGGCGATCTGGCCGGTGCGGTGTCGCAGGCCCGCCGCGCGTTCATTGGGCAGGAGTGGCGCTCACAGCGAGCGCAAAACGCGGCGGTCAAGCTGCAGTTCCTGCTCGCGGCCGAAACCAGCTTTGACACGCTGTTCACCACAGCCGCCGACGCAGCCGACGAGGCCTCGCGCCGACAGGCCCTGTATGGCGTCCACCGCGATTTGTTCGAGGTCGGCGTTCCGGTCGACAGCATCGGCTCGACGTCGGTCTGGTTGATGAACGCGGTCACGCTGACGCACCCGCGCTTTGGCCTCTCGGCTGGCCGGCAATTCCGGCTCATCGGCATCCGGCCGGATTTGGCCAGGCGCCGCTACACTCTCACGCTCTGGGGCTGACCGATGGCCAACGCGATCCTCGCCTACGGAAACCAGATCGACAACGCGACTCTGTCGGGCGGGTCGTGGGTTTCGACGCTGCCGCTGACCAACCTCAAGGACCGGCGCCTCGGCAAGCTGGCCCGCTCGAGCAACGACCTGCCGGCGTCGACCACTTTCGACATCGACCTAGGCAGCACGCGCCTGCTGCGGGTGTTCGCCCTTTGCGGGCACAACTTCTCGACCAGCGCCACGCGCCGCTTCCGCTTTTCGGCGGTCGCCGACTTCTCGACCGTCGTACTGGACACCGGATGGGTCAACGTCTGGCCCGAGGTCTACCCGTTCGGGACGGTAAGCTGGGGCTCGCCGAACTTCTGGTCTGGCCGCTACTCGGCTGAGGACATCGCCGGCTACAACGCCTCGGCGGTCCATGTCTTCAGCCAGTCGACCAATGCCCGTTACGTGCGCGTGGAGATCAGCGACGAGGACAACCCGGCGGGCTACGTCCAGATAGCCCGGGTGTTTGCGGGCGACGGGTGGCAGCCGACGCGCAACATGGTCTACGGCGCCTCGGTCGGCTGGCTGGACCGCACGGGCGTTCAGGAGGCCCGCTCCGGCGCCGAGTATTTCGACATTCAGCGGATGCCGCGCGTCGCCCGCTTCGACCTCCCGGCCATGTCCGAGAGCGAGGCCATGTCCAACGCCTTCGACCTTCAACGGGCGATGGGCACGGCCGGCGAGATGTTTTTCGTCTGGGACCCGGACGACACCACGCACGCGCTGCGTCGCCAGTTCCTCTGCCGCCTTCGCGGCGTCTCCCCGATCACCAACCCCGGGCCTGACCGCTGGTCGGCGCCGTGGGAAGCCAAGGAGCTGCTGTAATGGCGAGCGTGTACTTTGACCCGGCAGTTGGCGGCGATGGCTCGACGGTCACGGACGACGCCAACGCGACAACCGGGCTTGACGGGCGCGGCTATGTGAGCCGGTTCGTCCCGGCGCTCGCCCAGGTGGTCGCCGTCGCCGGGTTCACCGTCACCACGGCGGGCAACGCGGCAACGTCGGCCAGCGCGGCGGCGGCCTCGGCGGCTTCGGCGCTCGGCGCCCCGGGCACAAACGCCACCTCGATTACCTCGCTGGCCGTCGGCACCGGTTCCAAGTCGCTGACGATCCAGACCGGCAAGGCCTACTCGGTCGGCCAGGTCGTGGTCATCGCCTCAACCGCCTCGCCCGGCAACCAGATGACCGGGATCATCACCTCCTACAACAGCGGCAACGGGGCCCTTGTCGTCGACGTCCAGCAGACGCTGGGCTCGGGCACGCTGAGCGCCTGGACGATCTCGCTCGGCGCACTGGTCTCCTCGACCCTGCCCAGCCAGACGGGAAACGCCGGCAAGTTCCTGACCACGAACGCAACATCGGCCAGCTGGGCCGATGCGCTGACGCCCAGCGGCAATCTGTCGGGGCTGGCCGACTACACTACGGCGCGCAGCAATCTGGGCCTGACCATCGGGACCCATGTTCAAGCCTATGACGCCGATCTGGCGGCCATCGCCGGGCTGACCTCGGCGGCTGATCGCGTGCCATACTTCACGGGGTCCGGGACGGCTGCTCTGGCGACCTTCACGGCGGCCGGCCGCGCGCTCGTCGACGACGCCGACGCCGCCGCGCAACGAACGACGCTGGGCCTCGTGATCGGGACCAACGTGCAGGCGTACAACGCCAACCTCGGCGCGCTGGCCGGGCTTACTCTGGCGGCGGACAAGCTGCCCTACGCGACCGGATCTGGCGCGCTGGCGCTGACGGACTTTTCCGCGTTCGCTCGCACGCTGGTGGACGACGCCAACGCCGGGGCGATGCGGACCACGCTGGGCGCCGCGGCGTCCGGGGCAAACACGGACATCACGAGCCTCGGCGGGCTGACGACGGCGGCAATGGAGGCGATCCTCGCCGGCGCCATCACGGTCTCGCTCGCCACGGCCGGTTACATCCGCTTCGGCCCGACGGGCTCGCTCATCGTCCAGTGGAACACCGTTTCGCTGTCGGACGACACGCAGTCGACGTTCACCCTGCCCATCGCCTATGAAACCGCGCACCTTGGGGCGCTGGCGGTGGTCAACTCGACTACGGCGCCGGGCGCGGGCACGTCCATGAGCGCCTACGTCGGCGCGCGGACGACCACGACCATCCAGATCGCGCAAGGCTCGGTCGTGACCAGCGGCTCGACCGTCACCTATCTGTCCTGGGGGTACTGACAATGGCCGATCAGCCTCCCGAGCCGCACGTCATGGCGGCGGTCAAGCTGCTGGCCTCATTCGGCCCCGGCGCGGCCGGAACCGTGCTGGCGCTCATGCTGGCCCAAAATCTGACATGGCGCGGCGTGCTTGTGTCCGCCTTCGCCGGGCTGGCGTGCGTGCTGTTGGTCGCGCCTGCCCTGACCATTGTCGCCGCCGCGACCTGGCCGTGGGGCGAGCTTCCGACCGCCATTGTCAACCTGATCGGCTTTGTCTGCGGCCTGCTCGGCATGGCCGTGGTTAGCGGTCTGGTTCAGGCGGCGGCCCGCTACAGCAAGAACCCGATGGCCTGGGTCCGGGTAAAGCTCGGCCCGGTGGAGATCGGCGAAACCGGCGCCGGCGAGGTCAACCCGTGACGGCCCTCTACGTCATCGCGGCAGGTCTGGCAGGCGCCGTTACCGTCGGCGTGATCTGTCTGGCCGCCGTGATGGGCTGGGGCCGAATGACCCGGTTTCAGCGTTGGGGACTGATCTGGCTGGCCGCCGGGCTGGTTGGCGCCGCCGCCGACCGGGCGCTGCAACGACCCGTCGGGCTGTTCGACGTGCTGATGCTGAGCGGAGTGGCGGTCTACCTCGTCTCCACATACGGCCCGGCCATCTGGCAGAGGGCCGACGCGGCCGACGGCGCTGCGGATGGCCGCATATCCTTCGACAGGATCAAACGCCCCTAGACAACCTTCCGCCTTCGGCCACTGGCCCAAGGGCCGGGCTGATCTTTCTACAGGTGATAGCCCATGACGACGGTTTGGAGCCGGGAACGGCTTGAGCATCTGTGTGAGACGATCAACGAGTGCCTGGAGGAGGGCTTCCCCCTTGATCCGGGGCGCGGGTCGTTCGACGGCAGCGCGATCCGAGAGGCCGCCGACCGGCTCGGCATCAACCGCAACGGCGTCTATGACCGGCTCAAGTCCGCCAAGTCCAAGTATGGACTGGAGCCCGACCCCGAGCGGTTCAGGCCTCGTCAGAACGCCCCGATCTTCGAGGTTGACGGCCTGCCCGATGACGGCGAGCCGAATGCGCGGGAACTGATCAACCAGCTGAAGGTCCGCCACCTGAAGCGCAAGGCGTTTGACGACGCCGCCAAGCTCCAGACCCTTCGCGTCTCCATGCCCGGCCCCATTGCCGTGGCCTTCTTCGGCGATCCTCACATCGACGACCCCGGATGCGCGTGGTCCGACCTCGAGCGCGACATTGCCACCTGCCGCGACACGCCGGGCATGATGGCGGTCAACATCGGCGACACCACGAACAACTGGGTTGGGCGGCTCATGGGGCTGTACGCCAATCAGGAGGTCACGAGCCGGCAGGCCCTGACCCTGATCGAGTGGGTGCTGACGGAAATCCCGTGGCTGGTGACGGTCGGCGGCAATCACGACACCTGGAACACGCAGAAGGGCGACGTCTCGGAGGTGATCCACCGGCTGAAGAAGCTGCCGGGCCTCTACGAAAACGTCGGCGCCCGGATGCGGGTGTGCCTGCCCGGCGGCGCGGAGTTCACGATGAACGTCCGCCACGACTTCCCCGGCGGTTCGCAGTTCAACCCCGCGCACGCGCTGGTCCGCCAGACCCTGTTCGACCACCGCGACCATATCCTGGCCTGCGGTCACCGGCACACGAGCGGCTACATCCCGATCTGGCACAACGACCCGGCCCGGCTCTGCCATGGCTTCCGCGTCGGGACGTACAAGGACTTCGACCACTACGCCAAGGAAAAGGGCTTCAAGGAGTCCAACTGGGCGCGGTCAATGGCCGCTGTGATTGACCCTGACTATGCCGAAGATCCGGTGCGCTACATCAAGCCGTTTTTCTCTCTTGAGGAGGCGGCCGAGTACCTGACCTGGCGCCGCACAAAGTGGGACGCCGGCAAGAGCGCCGCCGCATGACCCCCGAGGAAGCCAAGCGCCGCCACGACGAATGGTACGCCAAGCGCGCCGAGTGGGTGAAGGCGATGGAAGACGCGGGCTTCCGAGTGAAGCTGAAGCGTCTGGGCAAGGGCAAGCACCCAGCCCCCGCTGCAATAGCCATTGAGCCTGAGCCTGGCTGAATGTGGCCCCTCGCTCACGTCGCTGAAGGCATCATCATCGGGGTGGGGGTCTCATGGCTCTGCTGGCGTTTGCAGGCGGCTTTGCGCTGGGTGTCGGCTCTGTTGTCGCGGCGGCGTGGTTCGCGGCGCGATGGCTGCTCAGACGGGCGGTGAGGTAGTCGCTGCGGGCGGGGCGCTACTCCCGCTGGTCCCGTTGTTTTCTCGGGCCTCTTCGCCCGCCTCCCGGTCAAGCCGGGAGCAGCGAGCGCGTCTTCAGCCGTTGCCGGGGCTGGAATGCGTCACGCAAGCGATCAGCAATCTGGGCCTTACCCCGTTGGTCAGCGCTTCTGCTTTCAGCGCCGCCGCAGCCCCTAAGAATCCCCCACATCACGAGGAAACGCAACATGACCAAGCTGGGCAACGGCGCGGCGTTTTTCGCCTCCGTCAAGGCCGCGAACCTACTCGGCTCGTCTCTTGACCAATCCGAGGTCGATGGCGTCAACGCGATCTTGGCGGCGTGCGGCGCGGCGGGATGGGGGCCAAAGTGGACCGCCTACGCGCTGGCCACGGCTGACCGGGAAACCGGCGGGACCATGCAGCCGATCAAGGAATGGGGCGGGCCGTCCTATTTCACGCGCATGTATGACGTCAGTGGACGCGATCCGGTGCGCGCCCGAAAGATGGGCAACACGATCCCCGGCGACGGCGTGCGCTACTGCGGTCGGGGTTATGTCCAGCTGACGTGGAAGGCCAACTACGCGAAGGCGGGCGAGGCGCTGGGTTATCCGCTTGTCGGCAATCCTGACCTTGCCATGCGCCCCGACATCGCCGCCGCGATCATGGTGCGCGGCATGGCCGAGGGCTGGTTTACCGGCAAGAAGCTGTCCGACTACATCACCGCCGACAGGGCCGACTTCGTGAACGCCCGGCGGATCATCAACGGCACCGACCACGCCCGCGAGATCGCTGCGGAGGCGGGGCACTACCTCGCGGCGCTGACGGCCGGCGCCTGGGGATGACCGACGTCATTCCCGGCGTAGCGCAGGCCCGTACAGCCGGGCGCGTCGCCCTGTGGCTCGTCGTGGCGCTCGTCGGCGTCTTGGGCGTCCTGAGCCTCGCCAGCGCGATTGCCGACCCGTTCGGCTGGCAGAAGGCCCGGACGGATCAGGCTATCGCTGACGCGGCCCAGGCGACGGCCGAAACAGCCATTGCCGAGGGCCAGGCCGCCGCGACGCAGGACGCCGCCGACATCAGCCAAGCCGGCGCCGGCCGCGACACCCAGACCATCATCATTCGGGAGGCCAACCGTGCCGCCATCCTCGCCGCGCCGGGCTCTGGCGTTCGTCTCGATCCTGGCCTTGTCAGCGCCGGCACTCGCGGGTTGTGTCGGTACCGTGCGTACACCGATCATGCTCGCTGCGCTGAAGTGCGGCCCGCTGATTCCGCAGAGCTACCGCAAGCCGGTCCCGCCGGCGGACCTTCCACCCCCTGACGCGACGGCCGGGGATCTGTTCGGCGCCCTCGACGGCCAGACCGCCGCGCTCGATCAGGCCAATGGTCGGACGGCAGACGTGATCGCCATCACAGAGGCCTGCGACAAGCGCCAGGCGGAGGTCATGGAAGCGGTCGCGCCGAAGCGGGGCTGGTGGCCGTTCTGAACCTATCTGCGACCGTTACAGGTTGGCCCCCGCGCTTCGGCGTGGGGGCCTTTTTTCGTTGGCGATGGCGCGACGGGTTTGACACTAGGCTCGGGACGCCTTGTGCCGTAACGGGTCAGTTCACCGGGTTTGACCGCGAACCGTCTTGATTTCCCAAGCGATCCCCACTCCCTCCGGGCCTACCACCGCCTTCCTCGCGGCCTTATTCGGCAACGGGTTGCGGCGGGTTTGACTCGCGGGTTTGACTCTCCCCGTTCGTGATCTTCCCCATGGCGGCCTCTGCCGTCCTCGCCTGGCTGACCGTGCGCGTGTACCGCTCCAGCTCTTTCAGGCTCGAATGTCCGGTGATCGCCATGATCTCGTGTGCGGTGCATCCGGCCTCGGCCAGCCGTCGCGCGGCGGCCTTGCGCAGCCCGTGGGCGGACAGCGCCTTGGGCAGCTTGGCGGCGTCGACCTGATCGCGGAACCAGTTGGTGAAGCCCGCCGCCGTGAATGCGTGGCCAGGCTCTGTGCTCAGGAACGTCTCGCCATCCGGCCAGTGCGCCAGTTCGGCCCTGAGCGCCGGGTGCAGCGGTATCGACATGACCGGGGCGCCGACGCCCTGTTTGACCTGCTGGAAGCGCAGCACGCCGTTCCAGAGCATCCCACGCCCAAAGCGCACGACGTCCGACCGCCGCTGGCCGGTGTAGAGCAGCAGGGCCATCGCCAGCCGCTGTCGAGACCCGCTCGGCCAGTGCGCTTCGAACTTGGCGATGTCGGTGTCCGACCAAGCCTGGAAGCCTTCGGTCTTCGGCCGGGCGCTTTTCACGCTGTCGGTCGGGTCGCGGCGCATCAGTTTCCGGTCGACCGCGAAGGCAAACGCCTTGCGCAGCGCCTTGCGCATGTTGTGGCCGGCGCCGGGCCGATCGGCGAAGCGGTCCAGGATCGCGCGAACCCGAGCCTCGTCGAAGGCGGCGGCCGGCTTGTCGCCCAGCTGCGATCTGACGCGCTCGAGCAGGTTGCGATAGGTCTTCTGGGTTGCCGGGTTCAACGCCGCCCACTCCGAAGACAGATAGAGGGCCGCCAGCACGGCAGAGAAAGACCCCCGTTGCGGCGCCGTGCCGAATGACCGCGGCGTGCGGATGGCTTCGGCATAGGCCTCCATGAACTCGCGCGACCCGGGCAGGCCGGGCAGGGCCACGCGCTTGCACCCGGGCGCGCGGGCGTAGTGCCGCAGCTTCCCGTGACGGTCCTTGAACCGCTGGATGTACTTCAGGTCTATGGTCGCCACATCGCTCACAGCGCGGCGATCTCCTCGGACCAATCGTCGCCGCTGTCGAGAACAGGCGCCTTCATCGGCTCGCCAAGCAAGACCTCGGGGCGGCCGTTCTCGCCAATCCTCACAGCTGCGATGGACTTACCCTCGTTTTCCACAGCCCTAATCAGGGTGCGGACCTCAGCCTGGGTAAAGCGTGCGGCCCTGCTCATCACTACCCCTTGTCCTTCGGGTTGGCAGTCTCGACCCGGTAAGCCCGCAAGACGGACCGTGCCTCCGCTATCGCCAGATCATGCTGGGCGGTTCGGTCGGGATGCGTCTCGTGCGGCGGCCACGGGTTGCGGGCCATGATGGTGTCGGCGTATGAGCCCCAGGCCTCGCGGACGCGAGCTTCCCATAGGGTGCGACCGACTTCAAACGCGGTTGGCGCGCTCATCACTACCCCTTGTCTGAAAGGGCTTGGGTAGCGGCTTCAAGGGCGCGCGACACGCTATCGCCGGGATGCCCCTTAAGGCCCCGGTGAGCGAGTTGCTGGGCGCAGTAGTGAAGCTCCGTCCGGCACGCTCCCAGCGCCCTCTCTAGTTCCTCTATGCGAGAGGCGAGGCGGGTGATCTCGGCTGCGGCTTCCGGGCCATCCGGGTTGATCAGGTGCGCCTCGGCGCCGTAGTCGTCCGCGTCGCAAGGGAGGCTGATCGTGCCGTAAGGCTCGTGCCAGTCCTCGCGGGTGTGTCGCTCACGGACCAGTCTCTCAACCAGTGTCTTGGTCATTGGTCGGTTTCCTTTTGGGCTCGCCCGGAGTTGCCTGCGTGTGGCGCTTCATGGGCGCCAAGGTGAGGGGTAGAGCAAACCAACGGCAGCGGTTCTGTCAGCTTCCACCCAACCATGCGGAGCGGCGCTGAGGCGTGGCGACGGTCGAAGATCGGCTCCGCCGCAACAATCGTTTCCGCGCCCGCTGGGATAGTCTGGGATGCCTTCTGATCTTCCATCTACCCCTCCACCGTAGAGGCTGGGGCGTCGGGCAGGGGCATCCATGCGACGATCAGGCTGGCGTTATCGGCCATTGCCTTTCGCGCGCCGGGGGCCATGCGGGACGGACGACGGCCCATCGCTTCGTGATAAAGCGAGGTCGCCCAGACCTCGGGATAGTCTTCGAGAAAAGCGATGAAAAACTCGCCTTCATACGCCGCGAGCGTTTCGACGGAGCGCCACCCAGCACTCCCCCCGCCCCCGACCATAGCGAGGATGGCTTGTGTTGCCCGGTCCCACGAGTGTTCTGCTAGCGCATGACTGTCCGGCGTCCATTCATTCATGAGCGCGTATTGCAGCCAGTTAAGCGCCTGCTTCACTTCCCCCTCCCTATCCAGAGCCGGGGCCGGGCGGGTGTAGAGGGGTAGCCAGTCGGTCACCGCAACGGATGTTGACCCGTCGTCGCGGTATTCCCACCTCAGGTTTTTCGACCGGCGACGGTGCGCCGCAGGCGCCCCTTCATCCGGGCGGGTGTTCCAGGCGGTGAGGGCTTGGCCGGGGCGTTTGAACGCCGCTGTCGCCGAACCGCATTTCTTCGTCTGACAGGCGACGTACTCTCGCAGCCAACGCGACTTGCAAGCGGTCCCGTGGACGCCGGTTTTGCGGATGAGACGGGCTTTGCCTCCGCAGAACGGACACGGCTTCAGCTTCTCTGTCTCTGTCATTGTGTGGGTTCCTTTTGAGGTGACGAGCCGTCCTTGCGTGAGTCGTCCAGCGCCGAGAGGTAGTCATCGACGATCTCGCGAAACGACACGCGGTCGAGGTTCAGCGCGGCGCAGCACTGGCCTTCGGAAAGCGTCTCTTGCAGGTGAAGCGAGACGACCAGCGCCAGCGCCTTGCGGCCGACCGGATCGACGGGGCGGCGGTATCCCCCGGCGTGGCCGTGCTCGCCGTACTTTTTCCGGCGGGTGGCCCATGCCCTCGCGCGCGGTGACTCACGCAAGGACGGCGCGTCACTCATCCCCGCCTCCCGTATGCGTCGCGCGTATAAACGGTGGTGATCTTGTAGCCCTTGCACGTCGGCGGGAAGATCGCGCGGAGCGGCCAGCCTTCGGGGGTAGTCGGGTCGAACCGAACAAACGCGCTCGCGCCGTCGTCGTACTCGACCGCGTAGCCGCAGGGGTCCACCTCCACCTTAGGGGCGGAGAGAAGAAGGCGGAGGTCGGCAACTTCGACGGCAACGATCTCGTCATCCTCGCGAGCCGCTCCGGAGCAGTCGATGGCGTCTTCGAGCCTCGCCCGCGCTTCCTTTAGTTCCTTGGTCATGGTGTCTTCCTTGCTCATGCAAACAACTCCCCCTGCTGGCCTCTCTCGGCCTCTGTGGCGCGGTGTTCGGCGTTGCTGGCCCATTGGTCCAAGACATCGGCGAACGCCCGCTGGTGAGCGTATTCAGACGCCCGGCGAACCTCCGCCTCACGGCGATGGACAGCGGCTGTAAACTTGGCTCGCTCTGACGGGCTCATGCGGCGCGCTCGGCCAGCACCTGGTCGACGTTTGCCCGGTGGACCTTAAACGAGAGGGCCCAACACCACGGGTTGGCGGACCACGACTCGTCCCCGTTGATCCGGCGCCAGAGGGCCTCCCAGAGCAATAGCGGCGGGGCGTCGGCTCGCGGGATGAAGCCGCCGCCGTTCTGGGCAAAGACCGTCAGCCCATCGCCCAAGCTGGGTTCACGTACACCCTCGGCCTCCGCGTCAGCCTCGCTGATGTCCTGCAACCGCTCCACCCGGACATCGGTGATCTCCAGCGTCAGGCGGCTGGCCCAGCGGGGCATGTGGATGCTGACGCGCTTTCGACGAAGATCATGCACGTCGTCGGTGGCGTAGTAGCGCACACCGCCCTGCCCGTCGGATGCCCAGGTTTCGCGGACGTACAGCAGGTCGCCGGGCTGGCCGTAGGGGCAGCGGATGACGCGGCGGCTGTGATCGTCCACGTCCGTCTGCACGTCCAGATGCCAGCGATCAGTACCCTCGATCGGGTCGCTCGGGTCGTAGGTCTCCTGATGGATGCCCGACAGGCCCCAGTCCATGATGTCGCGGCCGTAGTGATCCCACGACGGGACGCCCTTGATCGCCCGCCGCGTCTGCGTCTTCGTCCCCGCCAGCAGGGCGCGGATCATGGGCGACGAGAATAGGATAGGTCTGGCCCGCATCGTTCAATCTCCGTGGATGTCGTCGTGAGCGCCCATCGCCGCGTCGATCAGGGCGATGATGGCGGCGAAGAGGATCCCGCCGACGGCGAGCGCGGCGAGGATGATGGCGGCGACGGTCATTCTTTCCCCCTGAAAAGCGGCCCGCTGCGAAACTCCTCGGCCCGCGCAGCGCTGGCGTCGGCCAGTTCGTTCAGCCGGGCGGCCAGCTTCGGATTGCGGCGGCGCTTCTTCGCTTCGCGGCGGTAGGTCGTGGCGATGAAAGTCTCGAAGGCGACCAGATCGGGTTGGGTCATCGGGCCATCATCCGAACAAGCTGAGCTGCGCCGGCGCTGCCGCGGTCGGCCATGGCAGCAGCGAGAGAGCGGAGCGCATGTGCGCCCTGAAGCGGCACGACGCCGTTGCCGAGCATTCGGAGGCGGTCCACCCGGTCGGCCAGCCCATCAGCCACTCGACGAACAGCGGGTTCAAACTCCGGCGTTCTGGCGAGGACGTCGGCCCATCCGGCGCGGTCTCCAGGGCCGGGAGGGAATAGAGGATGATCGCGTCGTTCAGCGTCACCCCGTCGTGGTGCCTGCTGTCCGGGTTCGACCGTCCCGACGTCCGGTTCCGGGCTCCGTTGCTGTCCGTCAGCGCCGGCGTCGGCCAGCTGGCCACGGCCTTGGCCTGGCTGTTCAGCAACAACTCGCCCTTGCGATCCCCGCTCCGGCTCGTCCGGCCGCCCGTCACGTCCGCGACCGAGGGTGTCGACCATTGCAGCGTCTGCGCCGCCAACGGCACGCCGCCCGCTCCGAATGCCTGGTTCGGGCTGCCCTTCTCGCCGTCCGAAGCTCGGGGCGTCGACCAGATCGTCGCCGCCAGATCCATCATCTTGTTGTGGCTGTAGCAGTTGCCCGGCTGGTGGCTGTCGGCGAACGAAAGCGAGGTCGGGGTTGGCCAGTTCAGGGCCGCCGCCTGCAGGTCCCCGCCGCCGCTCTCCAGGCGCCCCAGTTCCTGCTTCCTCTCCGCGCTCTCCGCGCCGCCCGTGATCGTCCTCGGTGTCGGCCAGGCCGACACCGAGGCGTCCGTCGTGGACCCCGAGGATGAACAGCCGCTCGCGCTCATGCGGAGCGCCGACTTCCGACGCGCGGAAGAGTCCGCCCTCAACCGAGCAGCCCAGTCGGCGAAGGTCTCGCCATACGCGCTCGGCGCCGCCGCTGGAGAGCATCCCGCCGACGTTCTTGATGAGGATCCACCACGCCCCGGACTGGACGAAAATCCGCCGGGCGACGCTCCACAGGTCGCGCTCGTCATCGGCGCCGAGCCGCTTTCCGGCGAGGCTGTGAGGCTGGCACGGGATGCCGCCAAAGACGCCATCCACAAGGCCGCGCCATGGCCGGCCAGCGAAGGTTCCGGCATCGCTCCACACAGCCGCCTCAGCCAGGGCGCCCGTTCGCATCGCTTCGACCAGGAGGCTGACGGCGAAGGCTTCCCTCTCCACCATGCAGACTGTTCGAGCAGCCGGGATTGCCAGCTCGACGGCGAGATCGAGGCCACCTCCGCCGGTGCAGAGGCTGATGCAGTTGAGGGGACGTATAGCCACATCGGTCATCGATCTCCCGTCATCCCCTTCGCCTGGCGCGCGGCTTGGCGCCGGCGCTTGGCCTCGGCGTCGCGGATGCGGGCGCGATCGGCGGCGGTGACCGTGAACGCGGGCCTGGCGCTGGCGACTACCGACGAACGCGGCTCAGGCTCGGGCTCGCGCTCTGCCTTACGCTTGCGGGCGTCGAGTTCGGCCCAAGGGTCGTCGTCGGCGGCCATGTGCATCGCGCTCATGGCGACAGCGGCGAGGGTGGCGCCTAGAAGGCCTTTGCGGATCATCGGTCTTCGTCCCGATCAGCGGACAGGGCGATGACGAGGAAAATCACCAGGCTGACGGGCCACCCGAGCACGAGGAGCGGAAACTCCTTCGATCCGACCCACAGGTCCGGGTTGTCCGCGATGTTCCGGCGCTCGGCCACGCAGATAACCGCGACGCCGAGCATCCAGGCTGCGATGAGGGGGACGGCGAGGGCCATCACAGGCCCGCCTTCTCTTCGGCTTCGACCGCATCGAACCGCGCCTGCCACCAGCCGGTGAGCTCGACCAGCGCGTCCGGGTCAGAGGCGTCCAGATCGCTGCGAAGCTCCGACGACGCGGCCCAGTAGGACTGCAGCTTGACGGTGCCAGTCGCGGCCTCGCAGCGGGTCTTGAACGCGGCGATGCGCTCGGCCAGCGAGGGCTTGGCGGGCTGCGACGGCGTGTCGCCCGGGAAGTCGTCGGCGGCGTCTTCGCGGATGGGGAGGCCATCGTCTGCGGGCGGGTCGATGGGTTCGACCTGGGCGTCGTGGATCTCGCCGGTCTCGGGGTCGTGGGCCGGCGTTTCGGCGAGGCCGTTTTCAACCGCGTCAGCCGAGAAGCCCGGCCCGGCGTCGGCGTTGGCGGCGCGTGCCTCCAGCCGGGCGCGGATGCCCGTCTCACGCGGCGTTACATCGCGAACGGGCTGAAAGTCCTCGACCTCCTCTCGCACCTGAAAGCCGCGCAGAAAGTCTGCGCACCCGTCGCGCAGTGCCCACGCGCGAGCGCGCATCGCCAGCATCCGCTTGGGATAGGACTGCCACGGACCAGCCTTGCCCCAGAGGGCGGCCTTCTTCGCATCGACGACCGAGAACGTGCGGGTGATCTCCTCGCCCGTGTCCGGTCGCGTGACGGTGCAGGTCGCGATCATGTCGTCGCCGTCGCCGGACAGCGTCTCGAAGACCTTCACCCCCTGCGCTCGCGCAACGGCCATCAGGCCGTCTCCCCAGAGGGTCGGCCTATTGTTGACCACGGCGAAGGATTGCAGGGCCTGGAACGGCGCTAGGCCGAGTTCAGCGCCCGCCATGATCGCGACCATGATCTGCTCCTGGGTCTTGAGCCCAGCCGGCGCGAGGCCTGACGCCGCGATGGCTCCGGCGACCCGAAACGCTTCTTCAAGCGATTGCGGGACAAGGGCGGCGACGGGGCCGCCTGCGACGAGGTGCGCCTTCGGTTCGCGGGCGGCGGGGAGGGTGTTGGCGGTCATGCAGCTTCCGTTTCTTGTTCAGCGAGAGCGAGGCGGTCGTTGATCTTCCGCTCGTCCCACGGGGTGATGCTGGCGTATTCGGCGTCAGTCTGTTCGCCGCCGGGGCCGGGCCACCGGCCGGTGCGGATGCCCTTGGCGAAGGACCGAAGGGCGACCCGGATTTGACGGTCGGCCAGGTCCATGTCGGACGGCCTGATCGTCTTGGCGCGAACGCAATGCGGGCGCGTGGTTTCGACGCAGATCAGGGTGAAGGAGGTAAGGTCGCGGCCCAGCAGGGCGCGGCACGCCTGGCGGGTGAGGGCGGCCTGCATATGATAGCCGAAGCCGCCAATGGCCCGCTCGATGCCCTCGTCGCTGACGTCGGCGGTGCATTTTAGGTCGCCAAAGTCGAGGCAGTCGATCGGCAGTGCATCGGGGCGGGCGCGCAACAGCACGCCGGTCTCGTGGTCGCGCCATAGGAAGCTGTGTTCGATATGTCCGTTGAGGGCGCCGGCTCGCACCATCGGATGCGTCGCCAACGCGGCGGCCATGCGCTTGATCTTCTCGACCTGGGCCTCGGTCACGACCGTCAGGCCTTCGGCGGCCCGCGCGGCAAGCCACGCTTTGCACCAGTTGGAGTTACCTGACCACGGCTTCTCGGCACCCTTGTCATCCGGGTAGGTCGTCGGGCGGATCGCATACTCGCGGCGGAAGTCGGCCTCGCCGAGAAGCAGGTGGTGCGCTGCGCGTCCGAGGATCATGGCCTCGGTGTCGGGCCTATCCTCGCGGTCCGGGTTATAGAACGACTGATCCCAGTAGTGCGCCGGCGAAGCGCTCCAGATCGTGCGCAGCCCCGATGAGCTGATCGAAGGCTCTGCTGTCCAGTCAGTGTGGTAACGGGCGAGCGGAACGCCCCTGTAGATTCCCGGCTCGGTGAGCGGGTGACCTGACCAATGCGTTATGTTCACGGCGCCACCTCTTGAATGTGGCTCCAGTTGCGACCGACCTTGACGAGGTAGATCGCGGAGCGGCCAACACCGAACTTCCGGCCGATCTCGATGTAGGACACGCCGTCGCGGAGCATCTTGCGGATCGTCGGAATGTGCTCATCCCGCAGAACCGCGCGGGGGTTGCGGCCAGGCGGCTGCCCGCCGCGGTAGGTGCCATGGCGCTGCGCGTCCCTGACGTTTTCAGAGCGAGTGCCCCACCGGAGGTTTTCCAGTCGGTTGTTCGCCGGGTTGCCATCGTGGTGCAGGCTGTCGTGGCCGGCGGGGCGGGGGCCGACGAACGCTGCAAGGACAAGGGCGTGAATGAGCCGGCTGTTGCCTTTGCCCAGCACGACCAGTTGATGGCCGCTTTCCACGGTTCCTGGCCGCAGCATGACGCCGCGATACCGGCGCGCGCCGGTCGCCGTCTGAGCGATCCGATCCACGCTGCGCACCCGGCCGTGGTCGCTGACCTCGTAGCGCCCCTCGAAGCCGACGACAGGTAGCCATCTTTCGCCGTTCATGCTCACCGCCTGTTCTCCTGCCGCCGCGTGTAGAGCCCCGCGATCCCGGCCCGCGCGAAAGCCGTGCGCCAGTGCGTGACCTCGTCATCGGTCAGCCCGTGTTCGGTCATGAGGGCGGCGCGCTCGTCGGCGTCGGCCGCGTCGAGTGCCTTCAGCACCTTCAGCTTGCGATGCGGATTCCAGTGGGTGATTGGGCTGACGCCGACGGCGAGCCGGGCCCGGGGGCCGAGAAGGGTGGCGGTGGTCAAGCGTGCACCGGGATCGCCAGATCGCGATCCTCCCGGCAGGCGGGCGCGGCGGGCGCGGGCTTCGGCGTGGGACGGTATGCCCGGCGGCTGGCCGTCGTGGTGACGACCTCGCGGACCTCCAGCTCGCCGAAGTCGCGGGCGACGGAGCGTAGACGCGCCTTGGCCAGGTCAAGCGTGTTGGCCGTGAAAACCGCGACGCCCGTGCGGACGATGACGACGGCGTAGTGGGTCTCGGTCTTGTCTGTGCGGAACAGGGTGCGGCTCATGGCTGGACTCCGGACATGGCAAAGGGCTCGGCGACGACGGCCAGGGCGATCACGGCCCAGCAGAAGGCGGCGACGACGATCAGGGAGAGGGCTTCGCGGGCGAGGCGCTGCATCAGCCTTGCTCCCCAATCGCCGCCGTCAGCGACATGCGCCCGGCCAGCGCGCGGGCCTGAGCCCAGATGACCGCCGAGCGTTGCGCCGCATCGAGCGCGGCGAACGCGGCCTGCATCTCGGCGAGGTCCATCCCGGCCAGGGTCTCGGCGAGCTCGGTCGCTTCGGCCTCCGCAGCCTTCTCGGCGGCGCGCTGGATTCGGCCCTCGGTCTCGATCCGCAGGGCCACCAGACCGTCGAGCATGTGCCCGGCCAGATCGCTGTAGGCGCCGCCCTTGCGCTGGGCCTCGTCCTCGACACGCTCGATCAGGTCGAGCAGGCCGTCGAAGGCAGGTAGCAGCCGGGCCGTCGCAACGTGGTCAGCGGCCAGCGCGACCAGTTCGGCGGGGAAAGCGTCCCCCTTCCCGACCACCGCCGACGGCCCCGGACGAGCCTGGTCAGCGGTGGTCGGCCTCGCCACAGGGGGGGCATCGCCGGTGCTACCGGCGAGGCGAGGGGTCTTGGCGCCTACAATCGCGCAGGCGACGTGGAAGAAGGAGGGGGCCTCGCCGTCCATCAGGCGGCCACCTGCAGGCGGGCGGCGCGCAGGCGAGCGAGCGCCTTGCGGACGAACGACCGTCCGCCGGCCATGGTTTGTCCGCCGTAGTTCCACCCCTTGCGGATGAGGCCCTGATTGCGGCGGTAGACGGTCCACGCCCAGCTGAGGCCGGCCTCGGCCTGGCGAAGCTCAACGCCCGCCGTACCCATCATGGTCAGAGCAGCGTGGATGCGCCGGCCGGACTCCGGCGAAAGATCCGTGGTGATGACCGTGCCCCACGGGCCGGTCTGGACTTGGATTGGGGCGGCGGTGGGCATCGGTCTCTCCGGGGTATGGAGAGACACTATTCCGGAGTTCCGGAACGATCAACAAAAAAATACGGAAACCCGGATTTATTCCGGAGTGGTTATTCTCCGGCCAGCGGTTTGATGACGACGTAGCGGATTGAGACGTTTGTGGCCTTAAGCACGCGAAACCGTGCGCCACGGAAGCCGATTTCGTCGCCGTCAGCGAGATCGTATGTCAGTTCCTGAGTAAACGCCGGTCGTGCCATATCGCGGGAGAACTCTCGGTAAGCGATGCGAACCACACCGCCCGAAACGCCCGAGTAAACCAGCTCGCGCTTAAAGCTGGCGGCGCTTGGCGCCGGCTTCGGCGGCAGCTTTGAAAAAGCAATTCCCGCCGCCTTGTAGCGAACGGGCGAACCGAAGCTGTCATACCAAAACACTTCACTCGGGCGACCATCGTCATAAACATAAATGCCAGTCGAAACTTGGAACCCGCCCAGAAAACCGCCCATTTTTCGGCGGCCGGGCGCCAAATAGTAAGTCCCGTTCGCGTCGTGCCCTGAGTAGCTCAGCGGCCCAGCAGGGACGAACACGCCCTTGGCCTCGTAAGAGGCGACGGTGCGAATAGCGGGGATCTGCTGAACCCGCACCGCCGACACCATTGTCATGCCTACCTCGGCTTCGGCCTCTTCGCCAACGGGCGGAATTGAGACCAACGCCTCTACAGGCGGGGCCGCCAGCACAGGCGCGGAGGAGGCCAGTAGAAGCGCAAAAACTACAAACGCCGTGCGAACCATACCGGCCTCCCAAGAATTGTGATGTCGTCCGGCGCTAGTGTCTCGGGCGCAAACTCAGGATTGGCGGACGAAACGCGCAGCAGCGTGCGGCGCTCTATCCACTCTACGTTCTTGACCACATAGCCGTCGTCATAGAGCAGGGCAAACGGCCCGGGCTGCGTCGGACTGCGGTCGCGGCGGTCGACGAGCAGCTGGTCGCCATGGCGGAACAGCGGCTCCATGCTGTTGCCGCGGACGTTGATCAGAAGCAGATCGGCCGGCTTGGCGCGTAGTTCGTCGGCGACCAGGCGCCGCGATACGAGGGCGGTTTCCAGATCCCCGTCGCCAGTCCCGCCGCCGCCCATGCCGGCGAACGTCGGCAGCACCTCGACTGAGACGTAGTCGATCGCCGAGTCGACAGCCGGCAGGTCGGGTGTGTTGCCGATGTGCGCCGCACCGCCGCCGAAGATCGCGGCCGGGTCGACACCAAAGGCGCGGGCGACCTTCATTTCCGTTTCGACGCGTAGGCCTTGGGTGTCGCCTTTCAGAAAATCATAGAGCGTGGTTCCGGGCACGCGGCTGCGCTTGGCGACCTTGGCGACCGTCTGATCATTGGCGCGCATCCATGCGCGAAAGGACTCGCGGCGGTCATTCTCTGACATCCCGCATTTGTCCCCCATCGGACGTCCGGTTAACATTCCGGAGTTCCGGAAATTATCTTGCCAATGCGTCCGGCATTCCGTAATCATCCGGACATGACCGACGTTTCCGACGCCCTGAACCGCATCGAGGCCGCAGCAAAGAGTGGCGGGCTTCCCGCACTGGCCAAGGCCGCCGACGTTCCGTACTCGACCGCCGCAGAGCTGCGCGGGAAGGGTTGGCGGACGCGCGCCATCGCCACCATCGAGAAGCTGTCGGCCGCCGCCGACGCCATGCTCGAGGCGGACAAGCAGGACGCAGCCGCCTGATGCCCCTCCCGGCCAGCATCCCCGCCGGCCACCCCCAATTCGCGGGGGCCCCGGCCCCCGTGTCCGCTGCCCTTCCTGGGCGTTTCCTCCCGAAACAAACTGGCCCCGCGCACCCTTTCGCCGCGCGGGGCCGTCTTTTCGGCGGGCAACTACAGGACCTCGCGCACGAAGTCGGCCAAGGCCTCGCGGGCCGCCCGGCTGCGTTCGGCTGCGGCAAGCGTCAGGGCCCGGAAGTCCTCCGGCCTGTGCGCCGCTCTCGCGTGCAGACGCAGGCCTCCGGCGATGACCGCCGCCGTTATGGCGCGCACCACCGCCGGGGCCGCGCCGCCCCCATCGTTCCCCATCGCTCGTCCCTCCAGACGCAACCCACAATGGGGCAGCGCGGCGGCGGGATCACCTTGCAAGACAAGGCCATCGCGCAATGACCATGACCCAGGCGCCCTATGTGAAGGCCCTCTTCCTGTCGCTGGTGAAGCTGGCCGGCGGGGTTGAGGCCGCCGCCGAGGCGCTGGGCGTCTCGCATCAGCGCATCTCGCAACTGACCAGCCTGCAGTCGGCCGACATGCCGACGCTGATGCAGGTCGTCGCCCTTGAGGCGTTCGCCAACCAGCCCATCGTCACCGCCGCGCTGGCCAAGCTGGTCAGGGGCGAAGGCAACGGCGCCGACCCGGCCAAGGAGTCGGCCGAGGTTGTCACCGCGTCGGCCCGGCTGATGGAGCTCACCGTTAACGGAGCCTCGCGCCGCGACATTCTCGCCGCCGTCGCCGCCGTCCGATCCGAACTCGACGACGTTCCCGCCGCGCTGGCCGAGGACGCCTGACTGAACACGGGATCGGCGGCCCCGTCATGAGCCGCCGTTGATGAAGGGGAGGGCGCAATGGCGCCTGCCACGGCTGATCTTGTCGCGCTGGCCAACCGCCGGGAGCATGACGCTCTGGTGGAGGAAGCCCTTCGGCTGCGTCGGGTTCAAGTCGGCAATCCCGAGGCCCGCCGCAAGCTGGCCGCCGCCGTCCGCCGTATGCTGGTCATCGAGACGGAGCGGCGCGCGTGATCGAGCCCGTCACCCTGTCCATCCCTTACCCCCCGTCGGCCAACCGGCTCTGGCGCGCGGTGAAGGGGCGGAACATCAAGTCGCAGGCTTATCGCCAGTGGATGGCTGAGGCCGTTCTGACGATCCGCGCCCAGCGTCCGCGCGGCATCGCCGGGCGCTATCACCTGCGCGTCGCCGCCAGCGCGCCCGACCGCCGCCACCGGGACATCGACAACCTGTCCAAGGCGCTTTCAGACGCCCTCGTGCAGTCCGGGGTGATCGGCGACGACCACGCCGCCAAGTCGATTTTCCTCGAATGGACCGACACGGTCGTCAAGGGCGGCGCGATCACTGTTCAGCTTGAGGAAGCCGCCTGATGGCCGAGACCCGCCACTACGTCCGCCGCCTGCCTGAGATCGAGGCCCGCGACCAGCAATACATGACCATGCGCCGCGCCGGCCGCACATCGGTTGAGGCCGCCGAACTGCTCGGCATGTCCAAGACGATCCGCCAGAAGATCGAGAGCCACTACCAGGCGGAGTACGCGCCCGGGCAGCAGGGCGACTTTGCCGACGACCGGCAATACGTCGCGGCGGTTGAGGCCGAGGGCGGGTTCGGCCGCTACCTCGAAACGCGCGGCCAGAACGGCGAGCCGCGCCTGACCGGCCCGTATGTGCCGTGGTCGCTTGAGCGCCGGGTGACGGGGGCGATGTCGTGAAGCTCCCGGAAGACATGGAGCGTGACGAGCTCGAAGACGAAGTCGCCTACCTGCGCAGCGAGCTTGGCCTGATGCGCGATGACGATGATGTCGCCGCGCTCCGCCAGGCGTATCCGATGCCCCGATCTGCGGCGCGGCTCGTGCTGGCCCTGCGAGCCGCCGGCCAGCGCGGCCTGACCTATCAACAACTCGACGAGGCGCTTCCGCAGACTCGCGGGCCTGACGGAGAGCGACAGCTGAAGGTGCTGACCGTGTGGGCCTGCCACGCCCGCAAGGCGCTCGGGTCCGACGCCATCCAGACGATCTGGGGCAGGGGCTTTCGCATATCGCCGCAGGGCGCTGCCCGCGTCGACGCCGCCCTGAACACTCAACACAAAAGGAGCGCCTGATGGTCAAGCTTACGGCCGACGCCGAACCCGACCTGCGCGCCCGCCTTGAGGCCGGGCAAAGCTGCATTCAGATCGCCGCCGCCTACGGCTGCAGCGACAAGACCGTGAGCCACCGCTTGCGCCAGATGGGGCTTGACCCGAGCGGCGCGTTGAAGGGCCGCAGAGGCCGGACGCCGGAGGTCAACGAGGCGATCAAGGCGCTATGGCTTGAAGGCGAGACCGCGCTGAAGATCGGCGAGAAGTTCGGGATGTCCCGGGCGGCCGTCTGCGGTCTGGTTCATCGCTCCGGCTGGACGCGCCCATGCGAGGTGGCCGTTCAGAACAGCCGAAGCGCCAAGAGCAAGCGGCAGGAGAAGCCGACGGCCGGCCTCGGGGTCGCCGGCAACGGGGCGCTGTTCGAAAAGTCCCCGCCCGTCGGGTTGCCCCGCCTGCGCAATGTCGGCCCGACCGGCGTCCCCGCGCGGATCTGTGACGACCACTTCACCCGACGCGGCTGCAAATGGCCCATCGGGACACCGCCCGCCGGATACGCTGACGAGCAGCTGTTCTGCAACGGCGCCAGGGCCGACGACGAGCCGCGCTATTGCCCCACGCACCTTGCGCTGGCCCGCAGCGCGACCCAGCCCAAGCGCAAGAGGAACCCGCCCCCGCTTGGCGGCGGCCAAGGCTACCGCTACGGCGAGAGGCGGTTCGGATGACCAACGCGCGCGAGAACTTCGTCGTCGAGAAGATCGACCGCGACACCGCCCGGGCCGCCGAGCGCGGCAAGCTGGACGCCGAGGCCGTCAGATACTGCCACGCCTTCGTTGCGCGGTTTGAGCTCCCCGAGCATCAGGCCGCCGCGTGGTCCGCCCTTGGCCGTGTCGTCGCCGTCGGGATGACGGCAACAGCCGGCGCCGCATCGGCCAACGTCCAGTTCAGCGCCGCGTCCGGCCGGGTGGAACGCCTGCCGAAGACGCGGGGAGGGCGGGTGTGGTGATTCATAACGGTGACTCCCGCGAAGTGCTCAAGGCCCTGGCCGACAACAGCATCGACTCCGTCGTGACCGATCCTCCGTATGCGCTGGTCAGCATCGGCAAGCGGTTTGGCGCGGACGGTGCGGCGCCGGCGCAGTCCAACGGCGCGAGCGGCTTCTACGCGCGGGCGTCGGCTGGCTTCATGGGCCAGAAGTGGGACACGGGCGAGACGGCCTTTGATCCGGCGTTCTGGGCCGAGGTGCTGCGGGTCCTGAAGCCCGGCGGCCATGTGATCGCGGCCAGCGGGACTCGGACCTATCATCGGCTCGCCTGCGCCATCGAGGACGCGGGCTTCGAGATCAGGGACATGGTTTCCTGGCTGTACGGGTCAGGCTTTCCTAAGTCGCACGACGTCAGCAAGGGGATTGACAAGACGCTGGGCGCCGAGCGCCGCGTGATCGCCGAGGGCAAGCCGGTCAAGCGAATGATCCCCGGCGCTGACCAAGCTCGCGAAGGCTGGGAAAAGGGCAACGGCCGGACCTTCACCCCGGCCGCCACAGAGGCCGCCACAGAGGCCGCCAAGGCGTTCTCAGGTTGGGGCACCGCCCTCAAGCCCGCCTGCGAGCCGTGGGTGCTCGCCCGCAAACCGCTGGCCGGAACCGTCGCGGCGAATGTGCTGACGCACGGGACCGGGGCGCTCAACATCGACCGGTGTCGAGTGGGCCGCGCCGGCGGTCCCGCCGGCGCGGCCGCTGGCCCGTCGAAGGGCATCCTGGGTGACGGCCTAAATGGTGCAAGGGGCGTCCCTGTTGAGGGGCTCGGCCGTTGGCCCGCCAACGTCATCCATGACGGCAGCGAGGAGGTTGTTAGCGGCTTTCCGTCTGAGGCAGGTGGAGGCAAGCCCGGCAAGCCCGGCAAGCCTTCGGTCAACGCGTTTGGCGAGGGGCTGGGCACGTCGGCAGTCGGGCACAACGACTCCGGCTCCGCCGCTCGCTTTTTCTACAGCGCCAAGGCCGACGCCGAGGATCGACTCGGGTCGAAGCATCCGACTGTGAAGCCGGTTGACCTGATGCGCTACCTTGTCCGGTTGATCACGCCGCCGGGCGGTGTGGTCCTTGACCCGTTCGCGGGATCTGGATCAACCGGCGTGGCCTGCATTGCCGAGGGCTTTGACTTCATTCTGATCGAGCGCGAGGCGCAGTACGTCGCTGACATCGAACGTCGCGTCGCCTGGGCCAAGGGCGAGGGGCGGATGACCGCTCAAGAGATGGCGCGAGACGTGAGCCCGGACGCCGCTGCGGGGCGGGACTTGCCGCTGTTTGCCGACACAAACACCTCGCAGCCAGCCAGCCAGCCAGCCAGCCAGCCAGCCAGCCAGCCAGACGCGGTCGCCGGATTTACGGCGCCTTCGCGGACGAAGGCGCATCGGGCCGACGGGATTGAAATGGTGACGCGATGACCCAAGCCCTCGACTTTCGCTCCCCCGGCTACGCCGCCAAGCAGCTGCCGTGCGACCTGGACGCCGAAATGGGCGTGCTGGGCATGGCGCTATACATCAACGACAACGTCGACCGCGCCGACGGCCTGCTGCCGGAGCATTTCTACGAGCCGGCGCACCAGCGCGTATGGGCCGCGATCCTGTCTATGGTCGCCGCCGGAACGCAGGCTGACCCGGTCACGGTCGCTGCCAAGCTGGGCCAGAACGACGTAGCGTTCAACGAGCTTGGCGGCATCGTCTACCTGGCCGAACTGTTTGAGCGCGCGCCACCGTCAGCCAACATGCGCGACCACGCCAAGGTCATCATTGACCGGGCCCTGCGGCGCGAAATGATCGCCTACTCCGAGGAGATGGGTGTCGCGGCCCGGAATGCCGAGGTCGAGGCCGCAGCCATCCTCGAAACCGCCGAGCGCAACCTGTTCGCCATTGCCGAGCACAAGGCCGACCAGGGCGGGTTCAAGCCCTTCACGGACGCCATCGACACCGCGCTCGACACCGCCGCCAAGGCCTATGCGCGGGACGGCGGCATCGGCGGCCTGTCCACCGGCTTCATCGATCTGGACGCCAAGCTGGGCGGCCTGCATCCGTCCGATCTGATCATTCTTGCCGGGCGCCCCTCGATGGGGAAGACGTCACTGGCCACGAACATCGCCTTCAACATCGCCCGGCGCTACGTGCGCGGCCCCGACGTCGACGGCGTGCGCACGGCTGCCGACGGCGGCGTGGTCGGGTTCTTCTCGCTGGAAATGGACGAGGCCCAACTGGCCACCCGCATCGGCTGCGACATCAGCGGCATCAGCGGCGACAGGATCCGCAAGGGCCAGATCGACGCCTCCGAGTTCGGCCGCTTCCGCGACGCGCTGGACGAGGTCCGCAGCGTGCCCCTGCACATCGACGCGACCGGCGGGCTGTCGCTGGCCAAGCTGACCGCCCGGGCCCGCCGCCTCAAGCGCAAGCACGGCCTCGACCTGATCGTCATCGACTACCTGCAGCTGATCACCACCGAGCGCAGCCGCGGCGGCAACCGCACCGAGGAAATCGGCGCCATCACCGGAGGCCTCAAGGCGTTGGCCAAGGATCTGAACGTCCCGGTCATCGCCCTCTCGCAACTGTCCCGCCAGGTCGAGAACCGCGACGACAAGCGGCCCCAGCTGGCCGACCTTCGCGAGTCCGGGTCCATCGAGCAGGACGCCGACGCCGTCATGTTCGTCTACCGCGAAGCCTACTACCTGGGCCGCACCGAGCCGCGCGCTGGCACCGTCGAGCATCAGAACTGGACCGAGGAAATGTCCAAGGTTCAAGGGCTCGCCGAGGTCATCATCGGCAAGCAGCGGCACGGGCCCATCGGCACCGTTCGCATGGCCTTCAGCGAGGACTTCACCCGCTTCGGCAACCTCGCCCGCGAGGGCCGGTTCGACGACGGGCCAGCATCCCACCGCCTTCCCTATGGTGATCAATGAGCGACCCGTTCTTCATCACCGGCCCGGCTTTGATCAGCTTCTCCGGCGGTCGGACTTCGGCCTACATGCTCTGGCGCATCCTCCAGGCGCACAGCGGAACACTGCCTGACGACGTCCATGTCGTGTTCGCCAACACCGGCAAGGAGCGCGAGGAGACCCTGCGCTTCGTTCACGAATGCGGCTCGCGTTGGGGTGTTCGCATCCGCTGGGTGGAATGGACCGATCGCGTAGGCCGTCAGGTCCCGGCGGCGGATCGCTTCGTCGAGGTCGGATTCAATAGCGCTAGCCGCAAGGGTGAGCCCCTGAAGGCGCTCATCCGCCGCAAGCGCTATCTCCCCAACGCGGTCACTCGTTTCTGCACGGCGGAAGCGAAGATCGACACGATGAAGCAGTTCATGATCGCCCAGGACTATGGGCGGTGGACGAACGTGGTCGGCCTTCGCCATGACGAGGGCCACCGGCTGCTGAAGCAGTATGCGCGCAACGCGGCGGGCAAGGAGCGGTGGCGCTCCTACATGCCGCTCGACAAGGCAAAGGTGACGAAGCGCGGCCACGTCATGCCCTTTTGGCTGGGCGAGAACGTGGACCCGCGCCACCTCACTCACCCGTTGCCGCAAGGCTTCGACCTGGGCCTCCGCGACTACGAGGGCAACTGCGACGCCTGCATGTTGAAGGGCTTTGAAGTCCTCGCTCACCAAGAGCGCGAGATGCCCGGCTACCTTGATGACTGGATCGAGATGGAGGACATCGTGACGGAATTGGGCGCGAGGCCCGCCGGCGCGCGCTTCGTCACCGAATACAGCTACCGCCAGATCAAGGCGCACGCTCAATCGCCGCTGCTTATCCCGCTGGACTGGCGCGAGCTTCCCGAGATCGGCGAGTGCAACACCGTTTGCGCAGGTGAAGCAGCATGAGCGCCCCCCCGTACATGAAGCTCTACATCGCCGACTATCTGGCGGACACGACGCACCTGACCCGGGACGAGCACGGCGCCTATCTGTTGCTGCTGATGGCCCTGTGGCGCGCCGGCGGGAAGTTGCCGCGAGACCCCGCAAAGCTGGCCAGGATCACCAAGTGCACCGCCGCTGAATGGGAGGGTATCGCCCCCGTGGTGATGGAGTTCTTCAAGGTCAGCGGGGGCTCGATCACGCAGAAACGAGCCTCGAAGGAGATCGCCAAGTATCAAGGCGTCGTGAAGGGGTCAAAATCGGCGGGAAAAGCGAGTGCCGCGAAAAGGGCGAATAAAAACAACGGACAAGCTCCAACGGACGTTGAAAAACGGTTCAACGAAAATCCAACCAACCAGAACCAGAACCAGAACCATAGTGAGGAGGTAGCTATCGCTACCTTTGTCGGATCGGCCAAGCCGATGCCGACGCAGCCCGAGCTGATCGCCGATGAAGGACCGAGCCCCGCCAAGCCCAGGTTCACCCCGACCAAGGCCGAGCTGGACGCGATCTGGGAAATCACACCGAAGCTGGGCCGGGAGCGATCCAGCCGGAAGGACCTGGAGCGGGCGCTGGTGGCGGCGATGCGGCGTGGCCATGACCCGTCGGCGGTTCTGGCCGGTCTGGCGGCGGCCTACGCCTCGGCGACCTACTCCGGCGACATGGCCAAGGGGGTCCACCGGCTGATCGAGGCCGATCGCTGGCAGACGTTCATCGAGGAGCCGAAGCGCGCCCTGCCGCCCGCCGCATGGTCCGGCCCCTGGCAGCTGCGCGCCGCCGTTGTCGACGCGGCCGGCGAGGACGTGGCCCGGGGCTACGTCGACCCGTCGGTCTGGCGAGCCGAGGACCGGGCGCTGGTGGTCCGCAACAGCTTCATGGCCGGGAAGCTGCGGCAGGAGGTCGGCCCGGTGCTCGACCGGCTGAAGGTCAAGATCGTGGTGAGCGAGGGAGTGGCGGCATGAACGACCTGAACACCAGGAGCAGGGCTGACGACGCGGCGGCCGGACTGGTCGCGATTGCGAGGATGCTGGGGAGCGAGATCTTCGAGCACATCGTAACCAGCCTGCTTCCGCACGCGCCGGCCGACGAAAGCCCACCCCTCGGCGTGATCGCGGGGCGGATGTTCGCCAAGGCCCGCAAGGCTCGGGAGAAGGCAAACCTTCTGGAGCGGGTGTCGCACCGCAGGAATCGGCGCGAGGTGGCCGCCCTGCGCCGAGAGGCGGCGGCGCTAGAGCGTCAGGCCGCTTCCGCACAAAAGGCGAGAGTCGACGCGGCATGGGCGGACAACGCCACCGTGGAGACGGCGAAGCTGGCCGCCTTGCGCGGCGAGATCGTTGAGATTGCGCCGCGCGTCGGTCCATCCAGATCGCCCGCGCGCCGGGTGTCAGGGGTCGACTGGCTGTTGCTCAAGAACAAGCTCGACAGCTATCAGCACCAGGCAGCGGAGCGGTATGCGACCGACTATTCCGTGGCCAGCGAGGTCTCGCTGCCGGGCGGCTTCCGGGACGCGGTCGCTGGCGGCGGGGCAGGGGGCGGCGACGGCGCGCACATCAGGCGGTCTGAGGCGCAGCGCCGCCTGACGAGCGCCCGCGCGAAGGGGCTGCGAGGCCACGTCGGCATGATCGCTCTGTGCGACGTCGTCGTCGGAGATGGAAAGCGCATCCGACAAATCAGCAACGATGAAGCACAGGCAGCTAAAAACGAGGCGGTCCTGATCGTCGCTCTGGACCTTCTCGTTGAATACTATGGTATTCTCTGAGAATGGATCGACTGATTTACATCGTTGGCGTTGGCGATAACCCGGTGAAGATCGGCATCGCCGACAACATGGCCAAGCGCCTCTCGTCTTTGCAGACCGGATGCCCCGACCCGCTGACGGTTCACAGGGTCTACCGATCCGAGTTCAGCCTGGCGCCAACGATTGAGGCGCGCGCTCACCTGCTGCTGGCCGAGCATCATCGGCGCGGTGAGTGGTTCAACGTGCACCATGAGGCGGCGGCCGAGGCGGTTCTTGCGGCGCTGAGGCTGACGGTGAGTGAGCGCATGGAGGCGCTGAAGCAACCCTCCAAGGTCGTTCTCAGACTGGCGACCATGCACTCGCTGCACCCGTGGGCCGACTCGGCGGTGAACTTCTATCGGTCGATCAGGTCTTCGCCCACGTCCAGTTCCCACCGGGCGCCCTACGAGCGCGCACTGGAGGCCGGCGGCGGATACGGCGCCTTCGCGCTTTTCCACCGGGTCGTCATGGAGCGCGCATCGATCGAAAGCGTCGCCGCCAAGGCGGGGGTGCCGCCGTCTCGGATCGAGAAGATCCTGGTCGCCGCGATCAATGAAATGGCCGCGCTGTATGCCAGAAACGGGAGGCCGGTCATTGCCGGGGCCGACGCGCTGATCGAGGAGCCGAGATGGCAGGCTTGACTTTTCCAGAAAACTGATCGTACAGATCGCCACATCGGCGTTCTGCGCCTCAAAGGCCCCGGCGGACCACCGCGCGGGGCTTCGTCGTTTCTGAAACCCCTCCATGCGCGGCGCTGCGGCAATGGCTGGCTGGGGTTTAGCGGGGCGGCACACCCACAACATCGAGATCCCTCATGGGCGAAATCAAGACGCCGCTGGTCAAGCTGGCGGAGGGCCAGACCTTCACAGCTGGCGACGGGGGCGCTCACGTCATAACCGACGCCCATACGCACGCCGACATCCTGCGTTTCGTCGTCGCCGACCTCGGGGCGACTGAGGCGCGGTTCATCATCGACGACATCGAAGCCGAAGCCACGGCTGCCTGACACCCCGCGCGTTCCCTCGGCCTGCCAACCCCGGACCAGGCCGTCACCCGACCCCCTGCCACCCGTGCGCGGGGTCATGCCGGCGGGAAAAGGGCGTTAGTCCGGGGCTAACCACGAGGGCACGATGGCGGCGCTGAAGAACGCCAAGCACGAACGGTTTGCCCAAGAGCTTGCGAAGGGTCTCAGTCAGTCAGAGGCTTACGTCGCAGCCGGATACAAGCCGAGCCGCAGCGCAGCCGCCCGCCTGGCTGCCGATGTAAACATTTGTGCGCGGCTGGCCGCAATCCAAGAGCGCGGCGCCGTCCGGGCTGAATTGACCCTCGCCGACATTATCGACGAGCTGGAAGAGGCCAGACAGGCGGCTCTCACCGCAGCGACACCGCAGTCAGGTTCGGCGGTTGCCGCGACCATGGGCAAGGCCAAGCTGCTCGGCTTGGTGGTCGACAAAGCGGAAGTGAGGTCAGAGGTCGAGGTAACAGATGCCCGCGAGCGGCTTGCACGTATCGTCGCTGGCCACGCTCCCGCCCGCGCTGCTGACGAAGGCGCTGGCAAGCCTCACTGAGGCTGAGGCCGAACAGCTTCTCTACGACTGGCGCTTTACCGCCCGACCAGAACAGGTCGCCCCCGATGGCGATTGGCAGGTCTGGGCCTATATTGCGGGTCGCGGCGCCGGAAAGACACGCTCCGGGGCCGAGTGGGTTCGGGAGAAGGTCAAGGCCGGATGCAGTCGCATCGCCCTGATCGCCCCGACCGCCGGCGATGCTCGCGACGTCATGGTCGAGGGCGACAGCGGCGTCCTGTCGGTCTGCTGGGCCAGGGACAAGGACCACAAGGGAAACCCGACCGGCCGCCCGATCTACGAGCCCTCGAAGCGCCGCCTGACTTGGGCGAACGGGGCGGTGGCGACCACGTACAGCGCCGACGAGCCCGAGCGCCTTCGCGGCCCGCAGCATGACGCTGCGTGGACCGATGAGGTCGGCGCCTGGAACTATGCCCAAGAGGCGTGGGACATGGCCATGTTCGGCCTTCGCCTCGGCACGGCGCCGCAGGTCATGGTCACGACTACGCCCCGCCCTATCCCGTTGCTGCGCCAGATCATGGCCAGCCCGAACACGGTCATCACGCGCGGATCTACCTACGCCAACCGGGCCAACCTTGCCGCCTCGTTCCTTGACAAGATCGTCACCCGCTACGAGGGCACGCGCCTCGGCCGGCAGGAACTGCTCGGCGAGATGCTGGACGACGTTCCGGGCGCGCTCTGGACCCGCGACATGATCGACGCCGCAAAAGCGGGCGTGACGCTGCCGGACATGCGCCGCGTGGTCGTAGCCGTCGACCCCAGCGGCACGCGTGGCCAGTCCGACGACGGGGACAGCGTCGGCATCGTGGTTGCAGGCCAAGGCGTGGACGGCGTCGGCTACATTCTCGCCGACCGGACGTGCAAGCTCTCGCCTGATGGCTGGGGCCGGCGCGCGGTCGAGGCCTATCGCGAGTTCAAGGCCGACCGCATCGTCGCCGAGCGCAACTTCGGCGGCGCCATGGTTGAGCACGTCATCCGCACGGTCGATCAGCGCGTCGCCTACAAGGAAGTCACCGCCTCTCGCGGCAAGGTGATCCGAGCCGAGCCCATCGCCGCCCTCTACGAGCAGGGCCGGGTCAAGCACGTCGCCGGCATGACCGACCTCGAAGACCAGCTCTGCGCCATGACGGCTGACGGCTATCTCGGCGAAGGATCGCCCGACCGCGCCGACGCCCTCGTTTGGGCCCTGACTGAACTCTCGCTCGGGCCCGCACCCGCCCAGCGCGTGAAAATCGCCTTCGGCTAACCCAAGGAGTCGCACATGAGCGTTCGCGACGCCGACGCCGCGTGGCAGGAGTACGCCGAGGACCGCGCAAAGGTCGTGAGCCTGATGCGGGGGCGCGAGAAGGCGCTGCCGTACATCCGGGTCCTGCCGGGCTTTGACGAAGCCAAGACGGTCGCCTATCGCCAAGGCGCCTACTTCCTGCCCCTGGTCGCCCGCACGTCCGAGGGCATGGGCGGCCTGGTGTTCGCCAAGACGCCGACCCGGAACCTGCCGGCGGCGCTGGACCCGATCTGCAAGGACATCACCCGCACGGGTCAGGACGTCGACCGCTTCGCCGAGCAGGCCTTCGACGCCATCCTCCAGACGCACAATGTCGCGGTGCTGGTCGACTACCCTGAGACGCCGACCGGCATGACCAAGCTCGTGGCCGAGGATCGCGGCATCCGCCCGTTCCTGACCATGTACGGCGGCGACCACATCCTTGCGGCCAGGTTCAACGGCGAGGGCGATGGCCGCTACCTGGCCCACGTCCGCCTGCTGGAAAGCGTCGAGGAGCCGGATCCGGTCGACGAATGGAAGCTGGTGTCCGTCGAGCAGGTGCGTGTCCTCGATCTGGACGAGGCGGGCCTGTACCGCCAGCGCATTTATCGAAAGTCCAAGGCCGTCGACTCGGCCGCTTGGGAACAGCACGGCGAAGACATCGAGCCCCGGATGAACGGCGCCCGGCTGTCGCGCCTGCCGATCTTCTTCTCGACGCCGCGTGACGGTGAGCCCCGCCCGGGCATCCCGCCGCTGCGCGACATCGCCGACATCAACATCGCGCACCTCAACGACAGCGCCGCCTTGCAATGGGCGCTGCTCTGGACCGCCAACCCGACGCCGATTTTCAAGGGCCTGCAAATCGAGCCGGGCGGCACGGTCAAGCTGGGCTCCTCCGAGGGCCTGCAGGTCAGCGTCGACGGCGGCGCGGAGTTCATGGAGTTCAAGGGCGCGGGCCTGTCGGAGATCCGCCTCGCCTTGGACGCCAAGCGCAAGGACGCGGCCCTGATGGGCGCCCGGCTGTTGCTTGAAGACAGCAAGGCCGCCGTCGCCGCCGAGACCGCCCGCATCCAGCGCGCTGGCGAGACGTCCGTGGTCGTCGGCATGGCGAACGCGCTGTCCGACTGCCTGACGCGGGCCCTAACCTTCCTCGCCGAGTGGGCGGGCATCGGCACAACCGTTGCGGACGCCAACGGGCAGGCGACGCCGCTGGAGTACTGGCTGAACCCGGACATCAACCCTGCGGGCCTGTCGGCGCAAGAGCTGACCGCGCTGCTCGCCGCATGGCAGGCGGGCGGCATCACGCTTGAGGATCTGTTCAAGGCCCTGCAGCGCGGCGAGGTCATCGAGGCGACGAAGTCCTACGCCGATCACGTCGAGCAGCTTGAGGCCGAGGGCGGCGGGCTGGGGACAATGGGCGAGGCCGAGGACGAGGCCGAGCAGGTCGACGAACCCGAGGCGGCCGAAGCGTGACCGACAACGTCATCCACCTGGCGTTCAAGAGCCCGCACGCGACCGAGGACACGATGGCGTTCCTTGCCTGCGGGGTCTGCCACAACAAGACCTACACGCTGACCGAAGACCGTCCCGGTGACTTCCCGCTGATGCGGTGCGCGGCGTGCGGTCAGCACATGGGCCGCATGGGTTGGGCTCACGACGACGACCCGGCGCGTAACGAGGCCTGACATGGCCCTCACGCCCGAGCAGGTTCACGATCTGGCGGTCTCGCACCGCATCGGCCTGAGCCGGTACAGCACGGCGGTCGTGCGCCGCACGCTGGCGGTCATCAACCGGACGGAAAAGGCAGTTCTCGCGCGCCTCGCCGATGCGGGTCTGACGGCTTTCCAGCGACTGCGGGATGAACAGCTTCTCGCCGAGGTCAGGACGATCCAGGTCGCGGGCTGGGCAGAGATCAGGCGGCGGCTGACTACCGACTTTGCCGAACTCGCCGCAAACGAGGTCGAGTTTGCGCAACGCCTTCTCGGTGTGCCCGTCGTTCAGGTGGGGGTGTTCAGCGGAGCGCCGACGCTCGAACAGGTGATCGCGGCTGCGAACGCCCGACCCTTCTCCGGTCGAGTGTTGGCTGACTGGTTTATCGACGCCGAGAGGGCAACGGTTGCGCGGGTTCGAGAGGTCATCAAGCAGGGGATCGTCGAGGGACAAACCATCGACCAAATGACGCGGGCGCTTCGTGGCACGCGGGCAATGCAGTACCGCGACGGGCTTCTCGAAACGACGCGACGCCGCGCTGAGACGCTTGTGAGAACAGCCGTCACGCATGTGGCGAACGTCGCTCAACAGCAGATGTTCGAGGCCAACGCCGATATCGTTCTGGGCGTCATCTGGACGTCGACACTCGACCTGCGCACCTCCTCGGTGTGCCAGGCGCGCTCGGAGAAGGTCTACCCGATCAACAGCGGGCCGCGCCCGCCGGCGCATCCAAATTGTCGCTCGGTGATGCGACCAAAGGTGGCGGCTATCCCCGGCGTGGCCCCCTTCACGCCCAAGAGCTACAGCGAGTGGCTGAAGGGCCAGGACGCCGAAGTGCAGGACGATCTGCTAGGCCCGACGCGCGGCGCGCTGTTCAGGCGTGGCGGGCTGGATGTCGACAGGTTCGTGGACAGCAAAGGCCAGACGCTGACCATCGAGGCGCTGCGCAAGCGTGACCTAGACGCCTTCCGAAAGGCCGGCCTAGAATAGCGGGTGCCCAAGAAGACGCCCTTCACGGTGATTGAGGGCTCGCAAGCGCCCGACACGCCGCTGGAGCGGACGAGACGGCGCTTGCGGGCATCGCTGCCGACTGAGCTGGTCCGCTGTCCCCGATGCTCGGGCAACGCGATGCTGCAAATCCGCATCGGCATGTTCTGGAGCAACGGCAAGCCGGTGTCGGGGCAGAAGCAACTGATCTGCGCGGCGTGCCACTCAAAGGGTGAACACGTCGTCATTTCGTTCTAGGATGGGGAACTGATCGGGCCGGGGTGGTGCGTCAACACCATCCCCAGGCCCTAACCAAAACGAACGGAAGGGTTCGAAGTGGCTGTCTCAAGAAATGGCACTTTCACCGTCTATGGTCTAGCCGCGACTGACGAGCCGTGTATCCGTTATGTCGGCATGACGCGCCAAACACTCGCCAGCCG